ACCCCCCAACAATGAAACACACACAAGCCGAGTAGTCCCCCATTGGATTGAATGAGGGTCGGGGTTTGGCCTCCCCCTTGACTCAGCTCCCCCTTTAAGCTACAATGGGAACGTAACAACCACAGCTTTAATCGCTTCAATCGCTTCAACAGCAACCGCCAACAGCAACCACAAACAATGACCCTGCCTCAACCCTACACTCCCCACATCTCATATCTCTTTGAGGTATTAGGGGAAACCGTAAAAATTTACAATATCGAGACCGACCGTGCCACTGTGAGTGAAACAAGGTTCAATGGCCAGGAAGACACCCACCAGGTGATGGATATTTACTATGAAAATGGGGTCTGGGTATGGGAAGATGATGATGATGATTTCAATCCTTTCATCACTTATTCCAGTAAGAAATTTTCCGAAGCCGTCCTTGAGTACATCAATAAGCATGGTGTCCCCGTGCCCGCATCTCAACCCAAATTGACACTAGCCTAGTCGATAGCCCACACCAAAACACACACAACAAAAACAATGACAACTCTAGCCGCATTCACCACCTTCACCGCTTTCACTACTAAGGAAACCTACCTTCAAGCCATTGCCGACTGGAAGCAAGCCTACAGCCAACTCAGTCAAGGCCAACGCAATCGCAAAGATCAAATCCGCACCAATCAACACGCCATCTCTGATGTGCCTGTGTTTTCCTATGATTGGGACATCGAGCAACAAGATGCTTGGTGGGCGCAGTACGGTAATGATTATGGCATTGCCCGCAAAAACCATTCCAAACTTGCTATCGCCAACCGTGATGGCGCCAAGGAAGCTACCGAAATGCTGGCTACCCTAAAGCAAATGAAATTGCTGGCTGGTGCCCAATCGGATGCCAAGATGTCCGCCAGTCAACCCGTGAAACTAGTGACGACGACCAATTTCAGCAAGTTGGGTAAATCTACTCCATGTGTACTCACTGCCTGATTTAGGGGCAGCCTTAGCAAACAAATGCAATCCCAATACCCACGACTTTCAAAAGAGTCTATCATCAATAGATTCCAATCTAACTGGTTGACCCTGGGCAGAGTTTCCTATGGGGAGTTAGATAACCCTAATTCCCTAACGGTGACGATCTCTAGCCCGTTTTCAAATCACAGGGGCATCCAGACTGCTTTTACTTTCGGTGGGGATGGCTTGGAAATTGTAGAGGCTAGGTCTTATTTGAGTATTTAACGATTGGTTGATAGCCGATGGGTTTTGCTTTGGGGGGGTTGCTTTGGGGTTGACCCCTGAATTGAACTCCCCCCGAACTAATCCCAAAGGCCCTGACTTTTACTCAAGGGGTGCTATACTAGGGTCATAAGCCCTATGCACACAAAGGGAGCATGGTGGAATGGTAGACACTGAAGTCTTAAAAACTTCTGGCTTCGGCTGTGGGGGTTCGAGTCCCCCTGCTCCTATGGCCCGTCTTCTCTGGGCCAGCCAAAAAGAGACGGTGTGCCCGGAATATCTGGGTAAAAAGCGTCTCAAGATTTCTTGAGACTTTGGGAGATAGCCCCTCAGGTATTAATACCTGTGCATTGTTAGCTTAGGTTAGCAAAATTCTATCGGTGAGCAATCAGTAACTTGCTCGGGAGTTAACTCCTTAAAGGATCCCATCTCCCATATCAAAATGGAGGGTGAAATGAGCGACGGTTCAAACATCCAAAAAGTCCTTGAGCTGGCTACTCAGGGCAAATGCCGAATTGATGGAATTGGTAGTCATGGTCGCCTCAAAAGCGATTGCCGCAAGGCGTGTCGGTTCGAGTCCGACATTCGGTATTTTGGCTTCGGAGTTTTAACCACGGGTTCGGAAACCGACCGTTTCCTCAGGGGAAACTTGCCCTATAATGGCACCGGATCACCCCCCATCTCAACAAATCCCAATGCCCAACCCTTACATTCTACTCACTGTCGGAACCATTTTAACCGTCATTGGCTTATTCTTCCATAACTCCGATAGCTCAATCAATTGTCCAGAACCCCGAAACCAAAATGGCAAAGTCAGCCCGAAGACGCCACCATGCGGAACGTTTGAGAAATAAATGGTTAAGGTTGCTTGGTAGTTTGAATAACGGCATCAACCCTAATGGTATAACCTTTGGGCGCACCTACAATTCTGACCCAATCGATTGCGGAAACCCGCGATGCAAACTTTGTTCCCATGGAAAGGTCTTGCATAGCAAAGAGAAAAGGTTGCTTGGGAAGGAAGCCGCTAAGAAAGAACTCCGGGACTTTGACGGGTAGGGCGGTTAACCGCCCTTTACCTGGCCCATCGATTAGAGTACCATAGCTACATGAGGAACCCCCCAAACCAACCTACACTATTTCGATAATGACTGACGAACAAATTTTTGAGATTGCTAGTCAACACTTCAACTTTATCAGAAAGGGGTCAGCTATAGATGGCATGGGTGACCTAGTAAGAATTGAACCATCGTCATTCGTCGTAAAATCTAAGCTCCTCCATGGACTTCTAAAATTTGCCCAAGAAATGTACGACGAAGGTTACGATCAGGGGTGTTTCGAAGCAACCGGGGGACAATGAAAGCATACAAAGTTGAAGTTTTAGTATTGGGTTTTGAGGACATGTCTGAAGATGATATTGTGTATTTCATTGAGAACATAAAGCACCTCTACCCCACGGTAATGTCTATTCAATCAAAAGAAATTGGCGAATGGAACGACGACCACCCACTTAACAAGACGGACACCATCAAGCAAACTTATGAAGAGCTTTGGGGAAATGGCAACTAAACACTCCCCGGATTTTGAAATTTACTTTCAGGCCCCACTGGTAATAAACTCAACGTCATAATTGCTCTCCAGACCCTGATCCTGTGTTGGGCCCAAGCAATGGCATTAAACCTTTTCTGACAAACCGTGTACTACCGGAATCAAACATGACAAACGACATTCGAAGCCTAATCGCTGACGATGGTTTCGCTATGAGTTTTCAATCAATGGGGCAGTATCGAACCGCCTTGCTAAGGGAGCTTGCTGGTGGTACCAAACATACTAGGACTGACGACGAGGTCTTGTTCTTTTTGGACAACCATGAGCTTATTGATGGTGATTTAGAGGAAAATGAGGACGGTACACTACGTTGGGTTATCACTGAACGACTCAATAGGTACGACGGAGATGACGATTGGGAGGTAAAGGATGCTACGGATACCCTTTTGGGCCTAGTCCGCTGGATCAAAGAGCCTTCTTTTTTAGGGCCCATACCGGAACCAGTACCTTTTAGGTTCCATTATACACACCATCACAGCGAAATTTGTATTGAAGCCTGCGACCGTGAGAACACAAAGTGGGTAGTAAGAGACCGGGACCACTACTTAAATAGGGAAAGCAAATGGGAGTTGCCTAACTCTCTTTCATACCCAGAATTCCTGGAGAAATTCAGCTGGTCCACGAAAAAAGACGCCCTAGCCGCGTACCGTGCGATACCCAAACCTCTCACCCTTGAACAACGACAGGCCGCTGAAATAGCTGAGTTAAAAGCTTTATTAAACCAACAACAATCAATCACCAATCATCAACCGGGAAAACCATGAATAGCAACCTTATGGCATTATGCTCCGAGAAGGTCAAAAGGGCATTGAATCAGGTGTCTGGAGGCCTTTGCTACTTCACAGCAGAAGCCAAGCACGCTCAGTTGCTCGACGTACAGAAGACTTTGTCTGAGGTTGCTGACGCTCTGTCTCAGTCCGAAGTGAATGGTGCCCCGGTGGCTACGGATGCGGAGATTCGCAAGGTCTACGACGACGCCTACGACAACGGCCCAGAGGATGGCTTCGCGCCTACTCTTCGAGCCGCCTACGACTATGGCCGATCAACCGTCGCCGCCCAGCCCCCAAACGCACTGCCAGCCCGTATTCTAACCATGTGCAAAAAGCGCGGGTGGGACCTTAGTTGGTCTAGCCGAGGCGTGTACCTTCACCTGGAAGCCTCTGAGTTGATCGAAGCCCTCCGGGGCAAGCATGGCGATCCGCTCAGCGAGGCTGCCGATGTGCTGCTTGTCCTGATGAGCATTACGGAAAACGCCGGTATTCCTTGGGGTAATGTTCTGGAGCAGACTGCAGTGACATGCGCACGGTTGGAGGTTTGCGATCCGTATCCGGGGGAAGAGCGGGGTGCCCTTACCCAGTCCGCGCTCAGCGATGCTCTAATTCAAGCGAAATGGCCCCCGGCCGCTCAGCCTGCCCAGTCCTCCCCGACGGCCGCGCCCCATGTGAATAACGAGAGCGAATACACCGACCAAGAGTGGGCCGAAATCAATCGGTGGGAGCAGGAGCCCTCAGCCACCCAGCCTGCTTCACCGGTCTTGCCTGCCTGTGGGTTGGTGGAGCGACTGCGCACATCTGTTCGGCAGCTACCAGGAGTATACCTGTTGGATGACGAATGCCAGGTTGCAATTCGCGAGGTGGCCGCGTGGCTTGATCTTGAAGGATACAACCGTGCCGCGAATGATCTCCGCCAGGAGGCAGGCCGATGAACACCCGATCACTGCAAACCACCACAGAAGCCAAATGAAAGACTACAGAACAGTCGAAACCAGCCCCGAAGTCTGGGCCGTGATTCGCGCTCGGCACCCTGAGCTTGTGCCATTTGGCACAGCATCATTTGAAGGCGACATGTTTACCAGTTTTGGGTTTAAAGGTGCCGACTTCCCATTGATGGAGGCTCGTACTACCTGGGAAATCGGCCCAGAGTATCAACGCATCAATGAACAGCATCGCTACTGGCTGTGTATTCCAATTAAGGAGGCAACATGAGCACCGGCCACATTGACATGCCCACCACAAACAACCAAATTATTTTCGATGGCGGTGAGCCTTTGGGAGATTGCCCAACCAGTTGGGACCTGGCCTACCAATGGGAATCACAGGCCAACACCGATAGCTACAAGCGACATGAGCCGACCTGGAAGTGGGATTGTGGCTTCAAATTGGACTACGATGGCCCAGTAGTTAGCTTTAGCAGTCGCTTCTATCCCCCAAAGACCCACTACGGACCAAAATGGGATGGCACCGTGACTGTATTGATCCTGGGCGAAGAAATGCAAGAGAAACCGTTTGAATGCGACTCTTTGGAAGAGTTGCGTTCGCAGGTTGAGACGTTCAAAACAGATGTAGTTGATAAGTTGAGGGGGGCATTTATTGCCTCAGGATTAGAGCAACAGCAAACCACCACCACGGAGGCACCATGATCACGATCCAATCCCTGGACGAAGCGCTAAATCAAAAAGTCAGATGTACTGACGGCGGCTTACGGCGCCTCACCCACTATGACAAACTCTTTGGGTACTACCAGAGGCCGATAGGGAGAGGCGTATGGTTGGATCTAGGCGCCACTTATTTGCATGCTTGCCATGAACTTTTTATTGGCGGCACGATTGAAGACACTAGTACCACCACCACGGAGGCACCATGATCGTCCCAACTGCCAACTACCCAACCTCACGCGATTATCGCCAGCTCTGGGAACTGGCCCATACCGCAGCAATCGTCTGCATTGTTGACATGGACCATGGCAAGCCCGACACTTGCCGAGACATAGCCAGAACCGTTCATTCACCCGAATGGTCGCCCGAGCTTGTGCAGGTTGAATCACGCGGGATTGGTCACGTTTGGGCCGAATCGCTGGACGCATTTATTGCCGGGTGTGAGCAGTGCAACCTAGAGTGGCTGGTGCCGCCCGCTGCTTTGTCCGAGCCGGAGGGGGGTCCGACCTACAGGGAGATTATGGCGCTCCGAGACGAATTGGATACCGAAGGCTATGGAGCAGTTGATCTGGTCGCCTTTGCCCGCGCCGTTCTCGCTCGCTGGGGGCGCCCCACTGTCCCGCCAGCGCCAGATGTGCTCGCTGCGGAGGTAAGGGAGTTGGTGGCTGCATTGAAGGAACCCGGCGACCCGTTCCCCGAGTACAGAACCATCACAAGCGAGCAAGCGGATCGCATCGCCGCCCTACTCCAGCAGCATCAACACCTACTGGGCCTGGCGGGTGCAGAGCTGAACCGTCTCATGGAGAAGCAACCACTAAACATAATTTTCACTGGTCCCCCTGGTCCGGGTAATGATTGCGTGTTCATTGACGTTGAAACTGATGACGGACGCAGCGTCAGAGTTGGAGAATGGTCGCAGCGACAGGACGGGCACTGGGCATTAAGGCTCCCCAATTCCGTCACATCTCCTGGCTCCAGCGAGGTGGCGCGATGATAAATCTTATAAATCACGAGACGAGACGGACTCTATTTCGCGTTGACCTTTCAGACTGTTGGATGGATGACAATAAGCCAGTACGGTTCAGATTGCGCAAGCTGCAAAGTCCGATTGATGAAGATGTTCAAGCCATCTCGTTGATCTTTGGTTTCTTCTCAATAAAGTTTGGATGGATAGCAAACGTTCCTATAAGCAATGAAAACCAACCAAATGACTGACCAACATTCAACCCCTCACCCGATGACCAACCTTAACCCCACCTCTGCACCATCAAAGACAATTAAACATTCTGACGTTCGCTATCACCACAAGCAAGACGGTATCCTCAGAATTGCCGATGATGGCTCTTGTCGCTTTTTGCCGTTGTGGGAACGCATTCGGTTTGTTTTTGGAGCTAGGCCATGAGCAAACCACTTTCCCCCGACGCGCAGGCGGTGATGGGTGCAGCCAATGCAGCTAGTTCGCACGGACCAAACGATACCCGCCCCACCGCAAACGATGCAACCCGGTGAAGAGACCCTTCGCTTCTGATTGACTTCGGCTCCCGATGGTGTAATTACCGAACCTTTTTGTACGGGAATTCGCACCCACACCCAAAGGCAAACAAGCTATCATAGTCATGACACCCCACGCATTATCCCCGTTGACTTTCCGAGCCTGACATGCTATACTACACCCATGACTGAAACCAACTCACAACCTCAAGCCATGTTCAAACCAGGGCAAGCTGCAGGAATGACTACCCCATTCTATGAAATTGCAAGCGACGGTATGCCCCCAGAGAACTGCAACCACCGTTATTGTCGCCAAATTGCAACCACTTCGCTATGGGGCTGGCAAAACGAAAAACTAGTCCTTAAAGGTCAATGGTGTCGGAACCACGATAAATGGTGGAAGCGTATTGAACTCCCGAAAATTCCGAAAGACGTAAGAAAGGGCGTAAGAAACCTCTTATTTACCTTCCTTTCCTTGGCGGGCATAGTGACTCTAGCAATTAAAGGCTTTCCGGTATTCCCAATAACCTTAGCCGCTGCATCACTTGGTGTCATCTTGTATTTAATTTATACGGTGCTTTGGGACTTTTTTGATCATTTATGACAAGGTTAGTGCGGGCCAAAACCCCGTTGACTTTCCGGGACTAACATGCTATACTACAGCTATGCCAGAAACCAATTCCGTGCCTGAATGGGCCAAACAACCTGCCACCCCAGAGGAAATCCATTCTTTGTTTATTGACATGCTATTTAGCCTGTAGGAGTGTGAACGGGTTCTTTACCATTATGGGGCTAGAAAGGCAGTTAGACGAGCCAATGCGACTATTAGTAGGGCTAGAACTGCTCTCCCCGCCATCGCTGCCACCAGATTTCTAAAGGACGTGAAGGTAACACTCAAGAAAGACATCGTAGAACCTGTGGATCTCCGGAGTTACGAACCTGTAGCTACCGAACATGGCATTGGCATCATTCTCAAAGCACAATCTCCCCAATGAACACATCACTTGAACTTCTAGCCTCCAATGATAAAATTGACACCCTAGTCGCTAAAATCAAATTCACAGCATCTCAGCGACACGCTTTAGACCGATCGCCCGACGAGGGTGAATACTGCCCGATAGATGCAGGTAGCTATGATGATGCCTTTAACGATGGTGCTCGGGTAGGTGAGATTGACTTTGCCCGTGCGCTTTGTCGTCTCCTGGGAGTTAATTATGACCGACCTGAAGATTAGAAGCTGAGAAGCAAAATGCCATTAATCTATCTGGCCGCACCATACGGTGATAGCAATCCTGCAGTCACACAAACCCGCATGGATGCTGTCACCTATGAACTTGCCGACCTTGCCTCGAAAGGACTGGTGGCCTTCTCACCGTTGCTCATGCACTTTTGCTTTGACCGTGGTGTTGAACTGCCTTCTGATTATAGGTTTTGGAGAAACTACTGCCTGACAATTCTTGAGAAGTCAGATCAGCTAATTGTCTTGCAACTTCCAGGGTGGATGGAATCTCCTGGAGTTCAAGATGAAATTTCCTTTGCAAGGGACCGGAAAATCCCCATCTTTTATCATGACCCAGGCATCTAACCATTGCCTACTCAGTCATTGCCTCCCAACCAAATACCTAAAATCAAAATGACCAACAACCCACCCACAATCCCACAAATTAAAGCTCTACGAGAAAAGACCGGAGCAGGCATGATCCTTTGTAAGGATGCGCTTATTAACTCCAAAGGCGACGAAGCCGGAGCAATCACTTGGCTGCGCCAAAAAGGTATCGTCTTAGCTGATGGTAAAATTGGCAGGGCTGCCAAAGAAGGTACCATCTCCAGCTATATCCATACAGGTGGCAACATTGGTGTGCTCATCGAAGTCAATTGCGAAACTGATTTTGTGGCAAAATCTGGGCCATTCCAAGAGTTCGTTCGCACTTTGGCAATGCAAGTTGCGGCGTGCCCTTCTGTAAGTTATGTCTCCATTTCAGAAATTCCAGAATCAGTCCTGCTAGACGAGACTCGAATCGAAATGGGCAAAGAAGACCTTGCGAAGAAGCCAGAGGCAATCCGTGGTAAAATCGTTGAAGGCCGTGTGGCCAAGCGCTTCAAGGAGCTATCCCTGATGGACCAACCTTACATTAAGGATAGCACAATGACTATTGAGACTTACGTCAAAAACTTTGCCGCCACGGTAGGTGAAAACATCGTTATGAAGCGGTTCGCTCGATTTGTCCTAGGTTCAAACTAATTGTAATTTACCTTAAACCCATGTGGAGCCCAGCATTTCTGCCATTGTGGATGAGACAACCATTGCCACCCATAAACAAACGCACTCAGGCGATCAAGGCTGAGGAGATGGCTCTCAAGGCTGAGGAAATGGCTTTCAAGGCCGAAGAGATGGCGCTCAAGGCTGAGGAGATGGCTTACAAAGCCGAACGCATGGCTCTCAGAGCTGAGGAAATGGCGCTCAAGACCGAGGAAATTACCCTGAGAGTCCTATCATTAGAAATCAAATTAAATAACACTAAAACCAATGATTGACATCAAACTTGCAACACCCGGAGTCAAAGTGGCTTATATTCCGGGGCACGCCCACGGGGAAATCAACCACCCGGACGTTGAACATGGCACCGTATCATCTAACAATGGCAAAAACGTATTTGTAAAGTTTAACAAAGCAGTATCGAGGCTGGGCTGGGCTGGGACCACATCCCAATCTTGTAGCCCTGAAGATCTGGTGCTACTATGAATAAGCCATACTTGTTAATTGCTGGAGACTATTATTACCCGTCATGTGATACTGGAGACTGGATTGGTTGTTTCTCAACATACGAAGAAGCTAAAGAGCAAGTAGAGTCGGTAGCTCCGTATAATTTCAAGGTTAAAGGCGGAGAGTACGGGTCCCGGCAATGCGCTTGGTATGAAATTGTTGACTTGAGAGAATGGACCCAATGATTTACATAAAAAAGTGAAAACCCAATGGAATTGATTGACCTAGCTCAACTGACCGACCTTCAAATTCGGAAACTAAAAGCTGACATTGCTTCAGTAGAAGCATCGAGAATCAAACGTTATAGGGCTACCATCGAAATCCAGTGTCTCAGGACAAATACCGGAGTTTGCGGTAATTTAGATTGTTTAGACTCCTTTGTAAATGCTTTGATGGTTGCAGTACGAGAGGAGTTTCGCATTGATGGGCCTCACGATAAAATTGATATCCCTTCTTACTACGAAGTAGACGAGCACTTGATCCGATCGGAGTACCTCCTAGAGGCCAACGACCCTACTTAACGAGACTTCCCCCTCCCAAAAAAATGACAATTACACGAAAAGAAATCGAAGACGGGATGATCCTATTTTGTAAATCAGGTAGTCACGCCTATGGTTTAAACACCGAAATGTCAGACCTTGACTTTAAAGGTATCTGTGTTGCACCACGGAGATTTTACACTACATTAGAAACATTTGAACAAAAGGACAAGGGGTGGGAGCATACCGGGGAACCAACTTTTAGGACAAGATTTCCTGAATTAGACAATTCCGACTCAGTAGTTTATGGCATCAGGCGATATCTCAGCCTATTACGATCGCAAAACCCCAACATCCTGGAGATGCTTTGGCAAACCCTCGATAGCTATATCTACCTTGATTACCTTGGGCAGTCCCTGATCGACAACCGAACAAAACTAATCTCCAAAAGAATCTCTGGCACATTTGTCCAGTATGCAAAGTCTCAAATCAAAAAGATGGAAACCCACCGCAAATGGCTGCGGAATCCACCAACAAGGAAACCAGAGTGGGAAGACTACGGGGTACCCTCACCGAGCTTAACACCCTCGCAGATCGAGTCGTTTATTGAGTATTTGTACCTGTTGATTAAAGATAGAATCGAATATTACCAGGCCTCCACTGAGCTTTACGACATCCTTAATGGACAGGTTGGTTGGAAAGGTATTCTGAAACAGAGTGTCCTGCCAACGCAATGCTTTGACGAGACACAGAAAATCACAAGGGCAAGTGATGAGTACATGGCATTACTCCACTCCAGTCAGCAATACCGGGCAGACCTGAGAAGATGGAGCAACTATCAAGATTGGTTGACGAATAGAAATGTCAAACGATCTGAAATTGAACGGGCTTGTGGGTATGATGGTAAGAATGCTAGTCATTGCGTGAGGCTTATGAAAATGGTTATTGAAGGGATGCGGACCGGTAAGCTATTCGTAGATAGGAAATTGGTCGGTGACGCAGAGTTCCTTCTTGACATTAAGTACGGTAGAATTTCCTATGATGAACTGACTTCCACTGTGAACCAGTTATTTAACGAAGCCGACCACGTAATGAAAAATGAGTGCGTTTTACAAAGCACAATTGATGACGAATTAATCAACTCTTTGTGTGGTGAAACCATAGAAAAATTCTATCACTATCATTGCTAGAGCCCGGTAAAGCAGGGTAATAACGTATGGATGAATGCCAGGCACTCCCCAAATGACAATCGAAACTGAATCCATCGATAAAATCGAACTTGTTTTTAACCACATTCAAAATGTTCAAAGGGGCTGCTATAAGCTGGGACTCAAACTAATGAAGCGTGGCGAAATTGAGCTTGGTCGCAACCTAATTGCCAACGGGCAAATCCATGATAATTCTAAATTCAAAGGTATAGAGTTTGCTCACCTTTTTCATTCAGACCCTTTACTTTCTGAAGTCATCAAACATCATCAGTCCGTGAACCCACATCACCCCGAATACTGGGGTAGCATCCACGACATGCCGAAAGTCTACGTTGCTGAGATGGTCTGCGATTGGTATGCTAGGTCAACTGAGTTTGGAACCGGCATCCGCGAATGGATCGACAATAAAGCAACTCAAAAGTTTTCCTTCTCACCCGGAGATCCCGTCTATAAAACCATTCAGGAAATGCTGGCACTGCTGCTAGAGCCTAGTTTTAACTAATGGTGGTTAACCTCGGGGCCATTGACTTTACAGCAAGCATGTACTATAATAGAAGTAAGTTCCAAAGTCGAAAAATGGCCCGAGCAATTCCAATCTCAAACAAAGCCAGGAACCGCCTGATAAATTCAATGGGTGGAAACCCCAATATCAACATCGAACAGCGGAAAGGCAATAAAATATTCTTCGTTTCAGTTAACGGCAAATACTGCGCATGGGTGGATCTTTCAGGGGATCCCCACTGGGACATTGCCATATTGCCATAAGTTAATTTGACACACCCAGCTATAAACCAATTATCAACCAACTACTAAACCGCAACCAAACCGCAACCAAGATGCTAATACCCCAACCTACTGACGATTCAACCTCAACCAAAGGGCCAACCCCATCCCCTGAGCAGTATGCAGTAGCAGAATGGGCCGTCAAAGGTGAAGGATCTGCACTTGTTGAAGCTGTAGCAGGGTCAGGAAAAACTAAGGTTTTACTTGGGGTTCTCCCTCGAACTAAGGGCGATGTAGGTTTTTGCGCCTATAACAAAGCCATTGTCAAAGAACTTGAAGTAAGATCTAGCCCAATGCAAATCGGAGATCGACTCAATATTGGCACCGTTCATAGTTTCGGGTATAAAATTTTACGTTCTGCTTACCCAAGGGTAGAGCTAGACGGGTACAAAAAACTCAAAAAAATTGCAGACTCTGTCGTTAAAAACCCTTATCTGCGCACATTTGCCATAAATGCTGCATCAAAAGCCAAACAAATTGGGATCGGTATTTTTTCAAATATTGATGATAACCTGGCTTGGGGCCATATGGTTGATCACTTTTCCCTGGATTTGGCTCTCCCTAAGTTTGCATCACTAAGTGACGGAATCAAAGAAGCTCGTGCTGTCCTAAAAGAAAGTAATAGGGCCATCCCTAAAATAATTGACTTCGATGACATGGTGTATGGGCCGGTCCTTTTGGGGTTAAAATCTAAGCAATACGACTGGGTCCTCCTAGATGAAGCACAGGATACTAACCCCGTAAGACGTAAGCTCATTAAGATGATGCTTGCCCCTAATGGGCGTCTAATTGCTGTTGGGGATAGCCATCAGTCGATCAATGCGTATACTGGTGCTGACCACAATGCAATGGATTTGATTGCTAAAGAATTCAACACCATCAATCTCCCGCTGACAACAACTTTTCGTTGTCCAAAGCTCATTGTCAAGGAGGCCCAAAGGTGGGTGCCCCACATTAAAGCATTTGATGGTGCGCCTGACGGCATTGTAGATTCCCTAAAGTTGGAAGATCTACTGAAGAATCCCAACCTTAACCCGAGCGATACCATCTTGTGCAGAGTAACGAAGCCCTTGGTTGAGTTGGCTTTTAAGCTTATCAAGAAGGGTATTTCATGCAGGGTAGAGGGTCGGGCTATTGGAGATGGTCTAATTAAGTTAATAAACCGTTGGGATTGTGAAGAGGTGTCCGAACTAGAGTCCAAAGTAGCCAACTGGTACATAAAAGCCATGGCTAAGGCTAGGGATGACGAAGATTATACAAAATGTGATGATATTGAAGACCAAGCAGAAACCTTAAGGGTTTTGATGGAACAGTGTAAATTGGATGATCCAATCAGTGTATTGATCGATAAAATTAAAGGGTTGTTTGGAGATAGTGATTCGTCAAAGGGCCAGTCCATTTTGACCCTATCCACAGTGCATCGCTCTAAAGGTAAAGAATGGGATCACGTTTATGCGCTAGGTATGAATGCTTATAACCCAAGTAAGTGGGCGAGAAAAGATTGGGAAATTATTCAAGAAAACAACTTATGTTATGTCCAGGTGACAAGAGCCAAAGAGCATTTGACTTATATCGAAGTTCCATCGACTCGAAATAGGCGGCGGATGGTCCCGCAAGGGTGAACCTGCCTAGCCATATATGTTAAATGGGTGGACTCCAGGCAGCTTGCTGGGTTGTGGGGGGTTAGCCGCCTTGCCTCCCCTAGTAAACGCGCTACAATAGGGGTATGGCCCGAAAATTTCGGGAGGGGGCGTAGCCCCCGACCAGGGACGGGCGCCGCAGGCTATGCCCGGACCCAGCCCATCCGGTAACATCACCTTTTGTTATCAATCCACCGTTACCAACACCTTTACCAACCATGTTAAAACAAGTAGATCTATCCGATAAAGTTCAGCTCGCCTCCGGGATTAACTCCCTACTTCTTAAGTACAGGAACAAGATTCTAGAGCACAAACAAGTCATACCTTGGGCGGGCTCTAAAGTGGGCCCTTGCTATGCGGTCACTCAGGGTCAACTTGTGGGCGGCTTCGAAGACCTTCAAACTGAGTTGTTTAACTTACTTAGGCAGTATGAGATTACATCGACTTTTAACTGTAACGGGTAATAATTGTTAAAGCCCTACCATACGGCTCAAAACTGGGTGTAGGTAGTTGTCACTACTGCGCGACACGGGCGTTCGAATCGCCCCGGATCCATTTCCCTTTCGAGGGTCCGCTCTGGAATCGACCGACAGCAAGCCAATTACCGAAAGCCGCTTGCATAAGCACAACATAGACGCTAACAAAATCGTCAAATTCGAGAGGACTGCCGTAGCCGTTTGAGCTATAGCATTCTGACTCATTGCGGGGGGCTTCGGTCCCCTTGCTGCCCCAAACACTAATAGAAAAATGGAAATCGACCCTAAATTATTGACTGCTACCGGTAAGAAAAAACTTAAGAAAATCCTATCAGAGTGCGGTCCCCCAGACTACAGTGGTCTAGCTTGGAGTGATTTCCAAAAGGGAGAAGATTACTACAAGTTCCGGGATAAGTGGAATACCCACAAGGTTCTTAGGGAAATTTTTAACGGTTCAGGAGTTGAAGAGAATGATGAATACAATTGCGGTTTTGACCTTAGTTATAACGATGGAATAATCTACACGAACATTGCCAACATTATAATCAGTTTAAAAAACCAAATTGAAGACGCTGTCGAAACTGCTAATAGGGTTAGCAGACGTTTGGATGGGGACTGGGACTGAATAAAAGTGACGCACCTACTTCTTGAGGGGCCTGACGGTCGAACTTACATTGCCAGGAAAGCAGAGCTTTCAAATGTTCCATGGGCATACGATAGGGAAAGCTGGTTGGTCACAGAATTTAACCACGGTACTAACCCGCCCACAGATTGGTGGATTGAAGAATCGGTGAACCAATGGGGTAGAAGCCAGACCTATGATAACCTCGATAAGTTCACTATTTTGGCATCACATTCAGATGGACCCTTAAACAAAGAGTGCATCAATAATTGAATTACCCTGGTTTACAGAAAAACCCGCCATTAAAACAATGAAAATCCTTTCAAAATTCAAAGACTACTATGACTATGTAGAATACCTATATAGCCAAGAAGGTGGGGATCCGGCTAACACTTATGTTCGTAGAGATTTAGAGAGTAAGGACGAATACAGTTGTGGTTATTTTTCCATTGGGGTGAAAGGAGGGATACCAGCTAAACCGTTACCAAAAGCCGACGGATACTGGGGCAGAAAACCGGACCCATTTCCCTGGGCATACAAATGGTGCTCGGTATGTGGAAAGTTGTACCTACTGGTGTCTTATGAACCTGGAGTGTATCTCCCCAAATATAAACTAATTACCGAGGCTCACCCATCCTTGGCCCTAGTCTACAGCAGATCCCCTGGAGTATGGTTCAAAGAGCCAGACATCAAAGACCTAATTGGAGTTCCAAACTCAGCCTGTGTGGAAGTATCCAAAAAGTTACAAATTCCTGTTTTCACTCTAGGGGATAATTACAGGGGTCTCGAACCATCCCACATAACCCTAAATCGAACGGTGCCAAACTTGGGGGAACTGGGGTTTGCATCCTTGTTCACTGCTGAGCAAATGTACCAGGAGATTGCTATGTTTTTGACATCCCTCAGAGATAACCCCGACAGTTTGCCACCAGTAGACATTTCAGACAAGGACCGGTTGACACAGAGGGGGTTTGATGCTAAGATTTCTTTCCGTGGGAAGCCCCCTAAGTAAATGCCATTATTGTCAATAGCTATGTCTACCGAAATCAACATGGATACTCCACACTTCTACGCCATTTCTAGGCGTGATCTACCTACCCATCAGCAAGCTATCCAGTCAGCTCATGCTCAGCTGGAGTATTGCCGTTTACGGGGAGTTCCTGAGGGCGAGCATCCCTCTTTCGTTTGGCTAACAGTTGAGGGGAGATGGCACCTGATAGATTTACTCTTATCATTAGAGTACCACTCTATACCGGTAGTTAAGTTCTATGACCCCGACTATGAAGGTTATGACCCTAGCGCAATCGCTTGTTTGGTTAATGAGGAAAAACGATATTTGTTATCTCATTTACCGTTGTGGAAGTGTGGGGATCCCCGTAAGGCAGGGTGGTTTGATGGGATTCACAGGGCCCTTAGGGGTAATTATCAGGGTAAGGAAAGAAAGGGTAACGGGGTAAAATAAGACCAAGCGATCCACCCTAGATGCCTTTAATTGAGAAAAGAACTGAGGGCCAGATTAATGCCGCTAAACGCGGTCAAATATCTAGGTTAGGTGGTCTCAATTTACCCAAACTAAAAAGAAAGAAATGCAAAAGGGGTAAATCTTGCGGGGCTTCTTGCATCCCGGGCTACCATGTTTGCATGGTTGATATTCCTTGGGCTTTAAATCCAGCGATCACCAAAGTTGCTAATCAGATATTGGCCCAACGTAAGTTACCCGCAGCAAAGACCCCAGTGGCAAAGCCCTCGGTGACAAAACCCGAAACGAAAGCCCCAGCAGTTAAAACCCCTGGCAAAAAACCAAAAATACCCGTTTACCGGGTCCCAGAGCCTGTCAATAAGATTCTCACTAAGATGGTAAATAATTTGTTAAATGACAATAAACGGAAAAATAACAATAAAAATCCTGGCAACAAGTAATGACTTTTTCAAAGGGAGACTATGAAATTGCGATGGGAAAATTATATGGGGCAAAATGGAACGTCCCCCAAGCCACTGAGAAACTTGGGTTAGATGCCAGCGGGGAAAATTGGCAATTAGTTAAGAAGATGTTTAGAGAATATTGTTTAGACTTTGGTAATACACCGGACTCCGACTTCCTGTAAGGGTCGTCACCACTTGTCCATCCGCCCTTACCCATTGACTTTCTGATCTAGGGTGCTATAATGGGCATGACCCATGACGGAACCTAAAACGTCGCCCTTTATGAGGGGGTTCTTTGCAAATCGCAAAGTGGGTATCGGATGCCGATAGAGCGTCTTAAACAAAATGTGCCGAGGGATTCGCCCCTGAGACGGGGAACTTCTCCTTATCCTAATCGGATGTTGTATCTAACTAATTAAATGCTTAACCTCACTACACTTGTGGCTGTTTCCCTGGTTGGAACTGTTGCAACCCCGCTGAACGGACTTACTGAGTTTAACAGACTGGAATACCCTGTACCTCAGAAAGTCGCAATCAGGGGTCTCTCCCCAGGTCTACCACTAGGACTCGACCCCATTTGCACAGGCTGCGATCCTACAAAGTTTTTACCGGCCCCTGCCTATGAGCTTACGCCAGAACGCAGAGCCCTTTTAAATACCATTCGCTTCGCCGAAGGAACCTGGACTGAAAATAGCCGAGATGGCTACCGGATTCTGTTTGGGGGGCGCATGGTATCCCCATTAGAAAAACATCCAAATCAAATCCAATACTCGCCTCGCTATACAAGTGCAGCTGCTGGGGCTTATCAGTTCTTGCCAGGAACCTGGGATGAAGCCTCCAAGAAACTTAACCTTTCGGACTTTGGCCCTGGAAACCAAGACCAAGCAGCCTTGTACCTTGTCGAAAGGCGTAATGCTTTGCGTCTCGCTGATTCCGGAAAGATTACTCCTACGCTAATTGCAAAGCTTGCTCCGGAATGGGCATCGTTACCAACCTATAGCGGCAACAGTTATTACGGTCAGCCTGTCAAAAGGTATGAGGACCTTCGCCGCTTCTACGAGAGTAACTTGGCGCTACTCCGCCAGGAGGCAAGCTGATGGGCGGTTTCCCGAACTTTACTTGCCAGCTGCAACAAACCACAATGGTATCTAGCCCGAGTAATCAGGCACTGGACCATGGTTGCCAAAAGCAACAAACACGAATGTCGAACCCTAATGTTTCCATGCGTTTCAAATTAGCCTCTTTCCTTCTCGCTGCCGGACTTCTTTCTGGAGTACCTGCTCAAGCCAAGCAGTGTGGCCAAGCCAGTTGGTATGGTCCGGGCTTTTACGGAAGAACTACAGCAAATGGCGAAACCTATCGCCCTGGGACAATGACTGCTGCACATCCTTATCTACCCTTCGGCAGTCAGGTTCGTGTCATCAACCGCGATAATGGACTCGTTGCTTATGTTCGCATTAATGACCGTGGCCCTTACTATGGTGGTCGAATTATCGATCTCGGCCACGGTGCTGCAAGGAGCCTTGGGGTTAGCGGTGTGGCCAACGTTTGCATTTCTCGCCTCTGATTGCTATGGGTGGTAGCCTGTTGGTATCCACCCTTCTCTCCTAAACTATTTAAAAATGACACGATTAAAATTTCAAACCCCTAACGGCTTCACCCTGATTGAACTTTTAATTTGTGGGGCTATTTTTGGGATCCTTACATCAATTGTTGCAGGGGTGCTCTCTGGTAAAAGTCCGTACAGAATGAGTGACTGTGTTCGGTCCGGGGGAAGTTGGACTAAGGGTTATGAACTCGGGAATCACACCGCACTTTGCACCTATGACTCCGGTAAATAAGTTCAACAATATAAACTAGAATGAATTTCACTCCCGATGAAAAGCTGTTTATTTTCGACTGTGTTGTTATCTTTCTGACAGTATGACATGGTTAGAAATTTTTCAAATTGGCAATGAGCCTAGAAAATAATCGTCCCAATAGCAAGGTGATTGTAACCCTGAGAGGGCAAAGTGCTATTTGCACCGGGGTTCATAACCCCACAATCACATTCCGGGATTTGTAACCCGGATCTGTACAGACAAAACACAAACAAAATGAAAATGAAAAATCGAATTATCGCTGCCTCAGTAGCCATCGCTTCCTTTACCACTCCTGCGCTCGCCGCACCACGGTTTACGGACTCTTCTCCGACAAATTGGGCCTACGGCGCACTTCAGAATCTCTCTGAAAAGTATGGTTGTGCCGTGGGGTATCCCGATGGCACTTTCCGTGGTAGCAATCCCACCGCCCGCTACGAAAGCGTAGCTCTTATGAGTGCTTGCATTGACAGGGTTTATGACACCTTGAGCCAAGCCGATCGTCGCATTGCAGACGAGGCTCGTGCGGCTATCGCAGTTACCAACGCCCGTGTTTCTGCCCTTGAGGATACGGCAACCCGTAAAGCAGTTGGAGTCAGCAGTTATGTTGGTGCAGGTATCAACCTGAATCGTCAAGGCGTTAGCAGCGATACCTATAGCAACAATCGTACTATCGCTGGTGGTACCCTTCAGGGACGTTTCCCAGTGGCTGAAGTCTACGGTACTACCATCTCAGCTCGCCCCTATGTGAACTTCGCTGCGGGCCCTGATAGCCAAATTGGTTCTGCTCTCGGTGTTCTGGGGACCGTAGACGTTTCCCTGGCTGGTCGTACCATCGGCGGCACCTACGTTAGCAGCACAAACCTTTATCTCGGTGCCGGTGGCCAATGGGCTTTGACGAACGATGGGGAAGCCAACTACCAGACCAGCATTGGTCAAGGTTCCCAGTTTGTATTCGTTGCCGGTGTGGAGCGTTCCTTTACATCGTCCCTAGTTGGTTTCGCCGATCTGAAGTTCCCCACCCAGGAAAACGGTGTTGCTGGAACGGCTTACGCCCCAGTTGGTACTGTCGGCCTCGGCTTTAAGTTCTGATTGCGGCCGGGGGTGCCTCACCCCCCTCTTTCTTTTCATATATCATTCAAACCAATAGGAACTAGAGGTATGGGGGGAACCGAACCTAATCCTTCGGCTTCCACCCTTGTTTCTGTAGGGCAAAAACGCTATAGTTGCTCCAGTTGAGACATCATTGCAACTAAACCAACTAAAATCACTAACAAAATGACAATCAACATAACTGCAACCAATCTAACGAGGGATCTAATCGAGGGGAAACCTCCTGCAGAGATCAATTACTCAACCTTCACTTTCTCGGCTGGAGAGCATCAAGTTAGAATCTTAGACGGAGTTAACCTTGATAGTCCTGAATACTCCGAAATCTTCGTCACTGCTGACATCGACGGCAAAGGCGAAGAATGGGTGAAACTTTTGCTTATTTTGGATGCGATTAAAAGGGCAAGAAGTGGCCTCAATAAGCCCTGGGGGTTGGAACTTTTTATCCCCTACTTGCCCTATAGCCGCCAGGATAGAGTTTGTGCTGAAGGCGAAGCTTTTTCCTTGTCTGTGTTTGCTAATTCCCTCAGGCCGTATTTGGGCAAGGGCGACTGCTTGGTAACATGGGATGTTCATAGCCCCGTAGCTGAGAGCATCTTTGGGGAATTTACCAACTTTGATAGCGAGCGGGTTGATTCCCTTTTGAGTATGTTTGAATCGATACCTTCAGGCATGGAGTGGGACCCCACGACCGTAATCATTGCCCCTGATAAAGGCGCAGTGCCACGGGCAGAAGTAGCTGCTAGGTTTATAGGGTCTACTGAAGTCAAGTATGCCACTAAGGTCCGTAACCCTGAAAATGGGGAAATCCTGCGAACGGAAATCCAGGACGGTGATTACAAAGGAAAGAACCTTCTTATTGTTGACGATATTTGCGATGGTGGTCGGACCTTTATTGAACTTGCCAAGGTTCTGAAAAAATACGAGCCATCCCGCATCGACTTGTATGTCACTCATGGAATCTTCTCGAAGGGTTTTGAGGTTTTTGATGGCCTTATCGATCACTTCTATGTGGCGAACATGTTGCCGAATCGAGACTTTTATCGGGAACTACCCGCCAACTTGACTTGTCTCAGGGTGAACTAGGCCTTATTAACCCGGACGCAACTACCGCCAAACGCAACCAAACGCAACCAAACCAAATCCCAACAAACAATGAAACTTTTCGCTCCCCACGCAACCGACTTCTACAAGACCGGACACCCCTTTCAAAACCCGGAAGGCACCGAGATTATCTATGCCAACATGACGGCAAGGTCCGATCGTCTAGCAAATATGCCTGAGAGCTTCGACCATAAGGTTGTTGTGGCTAATATCCAGGGTACCATGAAATGGATGTTGAGGGATCTTTGGAATGACTCCTTCTTTCACCAACCTAAGGCTAAGGTCCTAGATAAGTATAAGCGGCGGATGGATTCTTCGCTAGGGGAAGGTGTAGTGGGAACTGACCACTTTGCGGAATTACACGACCTTGGGTACCTACCCCTTCACATTAAAGCTCTCCCGGAAGGTAGCCGTGTGAACATCGGGGTCCCCTTCCTGACCGCACAAAACACCCATAAAGATTTCAAGTGGATGGCGCCATGGGCCACTAACTATATTGAAACTGCTAAATCTTCGGAAATTTGGAAAGCGGTTAACGTAGCTACCATTGCCTATGAGTTTCGTCGTTTGTTTGACCACTATGCTGAACTCACAGGTAGTAGTCCCCAGTTCGTTGACATCCAGGGGCACGACTTCTCTGCTCGCGGAGTAGGGGGCATTCATGATGCGGCAGCTCACCAGATTGGGCACTTGTATAGTTTTAAGGGTACTGACACTATCCTTTCGATTGATTACCTTGACGATTATTATGATTGCGGTTCCGAGTTCATTGGGGGTAGTGTCCCCGCTACGGAGCATAGTGTTACCTGCCTAGGGGGACGGGAAAATGAATTGGAGACTATTCGACGGATCATCACGAAGGTGTACCCAAAAGGGATTGTTAGCGTAGTCAGTGACACTTGGAATTACTGGGATACACTGACGGTAATTCTCCCTGCCCTTAAAGATGAAATCCTAAACCGTCAGCCTAATGAATTGGGACTAGCCAAGGTAACCGTCAGACCGGACTGCTATGACAGTGACACACAAATTTTTACTTCAGATGGGTGGAAATTCTTTAATGAGCTGAATGAAGATTCCCTTGTAGCCCAAGTAACTGACGATGAGACTTTTAATTTTGTAAAGCCTACCAAGCTAGTTTACGAAAAGTATAGTGGAAAAATGGTTCATTTCCATGACTTTAAGGGAAAATTAGACCTATTGGTCACTCCTAATCATAGGATGGTTTATAAGCAAAATGGAAGACTAAAAATTGAAGAAGCTTCTAACTCTAAAGTAGGCCACTGGGGGAGAGATTTTTTACGGAGTGTCCCATACGGCGGTCAAGGTGACGGTAGCTTAACTCCCATGGAAAGGTTAGCAATTGCTTTTCAAGCAGATGGCTCTTATGTGACGGGGTCTAAAAGCTCTATCAGATTCTCTTTCTCTAAAAAAAGAAAAATTGACAGACTTATCTCAATTTTAGAGGATTGCAATTTAGAGTTTAAAATTTACTCTTTATCTCCCAATCCAAAGCACCCCGACCATAGCAAAAGGGTGGAAATAAATGTTAAAACTAATGGAAGTCATTTTCAGAAAGACTTTAATTGGGTCTCTGATGTTGTTTCATCTTCTTGGGCTAGGGAGTTTATTGAAGAAGTTTCGTATTGGGATGCCACCCGTAGATCTGACTCCAGGTTTAAGGTTGATTCCACTAATGGGGATGTAGTAAAAGTTATTCAAAGGGTATCTTTATTTGCAGGTTACGGATGCAAACACTCGGTTACTGTGGATGACAGGAAAGAAATATTCTCTGATGTCCATACTCTCCACATCCTTAAAGATAACAGACTTGGTGGATCATCCATCAAAAAGAAAGAAGTGGACTATGATGGTTATGTGGGTTGTGTTCAAGTTCCTAGCGGTAGAGTCTTAGTTAGAAGAAATGGGGCCACGTTGGTATCGGGGAATAGTGGCGACCCTGAGAAAATCATTTGCGGTGACAACGACACTGAGCCAGGTAGCCGTGAGTTCAAGGGCTCCCTTCAACTCCTGTGGGAAGTCTTCGGTGGGACTGTAAATGAAAGAGGGTTCAAGGTTTTGAATCCCCGTGTCGGTCTCATCTACGGCGACTCGATCACTCTACCCCGTGCCAGAGCTATTTTGGAGCACATGAGACAACAAGGTTGGGCATCCGAAAATATTGTGTTTGGGATCGGTTCGTACACATACCAGTATCACACTCGCGACACCTTTGGAATCGCCTACAAAACAACTTGGGGTCAAATTAATGGCGTCCCTATTGAAACCATGAAGGATCCGGTTACCGACCGTGGCACCAAAAAGTCGGCCAAGGGTTTACTCCGTGTTGAAAAAGAAGGAGATGACTTTGTCCTCTATCAACAGCAGACTCGTGAGCAAGAACAGCAAGGTGCGCTCCAAACCGTATTTCTAAATAGTGTGATTTACGGCGAAGATACCAACAGTTTACCGAACATTCGCAGTCGGTTGCTTTCTTGATTGGGGTGGCCTGTCCCGCCATTTTGGCGCAAATTCAGGCGCGATTCGGGGGGGGGGTTGACATTGCCAAGGCATCAGGCTAGAGTGGGTCCATAACTGGGCAACTTCCCCCTCCAGCAATCACCAAACAACCCCCAAGCCACCCCTTATGGCCACCAAACAAACCGCCCAAATCCAACCCACCCAAATCCAACCTACAACAATCAACGACCCTATCAACTTGCCAGACCCGGTCGTCAATTTCCTGCTTGTGGGGGTTATGGTCTTGCCATTGGCCGCCATGGCTTTGAAGAACCTCAGGAACCTTGGGAGTGGCCGCCAATAGATTGCTACCGGTTTTTTGACTCATTGCTATTAGACACCTACCAACAACCGACTACCAATAACAACCAACCAACAACCAAATGGAAATCCCAGACGTATCCAACTTTCGTTACGCAAATTGCAAATTCGTAATTACTGGGCGCAATGGCTCAATGTATGGGTATCAGTTCGATGTTGAGTATGAGGACTCTGTTGAATACTACAGGCATTTCAGCATTGATGAGGTTGGTAACCGTAGGGAAATTCGGTTCAATCCATTTACCCAAATGGAAGCCAATGATTTTACGCGACTGGTAGACCTTGACATTGGGGAAGCTAAGGGCCCTGTTGTATAGCCTTAAGAACATGGGACTAATGGCGCAATAGAACCATATGCTCACTATTTGAAAAAGACCTCGAAGAATGCCTAAAGAAATCCCTGTCAAAGTTGGTTCGACTATTTTATTACTCAATGCTACTTACCAACCTTTAACGATGTTGAGTTGGAAGAGGGCGACTATTTTGGTGCTGAAAAATAAAGCGCACGTTGTGTCCAAGCGTACTATCCGCCTAAAGCACTATGTCAAAGTCCCCCAATCTAAACTCTTTGCCGGGAAACCCTCCCGTTCCTTGATCCTGAAGAGAGATAGGCATGTTTGCCAATATTGTGGGTATTCCGGTCCAAACCTTACAATCGACCACGTAATTCCAAAGTCCCGAGGTGGCCAAGATACTTGGCAAAATCTCGTTACTAGCTGCCTGGAATGCAACAATTGCAAGGATAATCGTACCCCAGAAGAATGGGCTATGGCCTTGAAGAAGGTATTTGCTAAGGAAACCACGAATGTTGCGCCATTGCCATTCACTTGGGATAGTTTTCAAGTCGGTATGATGGATGCCAGAGTAAATAGCCGTGGGACCACCTTGGCAGGGAACCCTAAAGCCCCCTTCAATAAAATCACAGTGACTATCAGCATGGCTGAAGTTGAGGAATGGCGTGAGTATATCTACGCATGATTGTCACAATCCTTATTACTACGCCACGATGAAAAAATCCAAATTCAACAAGCTAATTCAAAAGCCATTACGATTCCACCACCAAGACATTCATGAGGAGATTGAAGGTTTGACGGACATTCTGCTTAACATTTCTAATCGATTGATTCGGGTGGAGTCATTGCTGGATGCTGCGAGTACAAACAACAAAAATGATGACGCACATTGACCATCGTACAGGAAAAAATGACTACCTTCAATGGGTCTCAGAAAATGATAGCTACCCGAAGCACTCTCACCGGTACATAATTACATCTTATGTTGGGTCACCTAAACGCTTTTATAGGAATTTTGGGCCCTTCAACTCTCAGGAAGAAGCCATGAGTTGGATGCTTGAATACGTCAAAAAGTACACGACAAAAGGATTCATAACTGGGTACCGAACCATGCCAGTATGTGAAGCTTTGTTGTTTGGGGGCGGGTAGATTCCATCTGCAATAATTGACCCTATGGTACCAAATACGACCAACCAACCAACCCGCTATGACAACCCAAATTAAAACAAAAGAAAGGCCCATCCTATTCAAGGGCGAAATGGTTCGCGCCATTCTTGAGGGCCGGAAAACGCAGACGCGGAGGGTGGTGAAGGGTTTGCCCTGCCGCATCCGAGACGATAAACTAGAGGATGACCATAGCAGGACTATCTATGAAATTAATCATGCTGGCCAGTGGCATAGAGTTGCGATTGATCCCCGAATCGCCGAACGAGGATTACCGAGCAGGTTCGGATGGGATGATCTACTCCTGCACAAAGTACGCAGGCTTTGGCAGAAAGGAACGCGTGGATTGGTATCCGTTGTCTGGGCATGTGACAATAAAGGGATATCGCTCAATTTCAATGAGTCACAACAACGTCAAGGTGACTCGGAGTGTCCACCGTCTGATCTGCTCGGCATTCCACGGGGAGGCGCCAAGCAAGACCCATCAGGTGCGCCACCTCGACGGGAACCCACAGAACAACGTGCCAACAAATCTTGCTTGGGGGACCCAAGAGGAGAACTGGCAGGACAGGCGGGACCATGGTCGCGTGGCGCTCGGCGAGAAGCATCACAGCGCCAAGCTGACGGACGAGGAACGTGCGCATCTCAAATGGGCGCTGTTGAAAGGGCTGTGCAGTCAACGGTCGGCAGCGCGGATTCTCGGTCTCTCTCAGTCGTCCGTGTACTCAATTGCCCATTCCGAGTAAGGCAGCGACTATGGGTGCGAGAAACATGGGGCCAGGCTGACGGACACTGCGACGAATGGACCTACCACCGGGGCCGGCCGTCGCAAGCGCCCCCAGTGCTGTATCGCGCCGATCTCAAAAGTCCTTTCGGTGTAGGTGTCTTTCGTTGCCGCCAATCTATCTTTATGCCCCGCTGGGCCAGCCGCATCTTGTTGGAGGTTACTGATATTCGGGTGGAGCGACTGAATGCAATTAGCGATGCGGATGCCTTAGCTGAGGGTTGCTCATCCGGTAGCATGTTGTCCGGCGATTGCTTGGCTAGTGTGTATGCCAGGCTCTGGGAATCCATAAATGGTGAAGGGTCATGGGACGCGAATCCTTGGGTGTGGGTTATTGGGTTTCGGAGGGTGCAGCCATGACTTGCCATATGGGTGGAAACTTTGATGATTTCCTTAGTGATGACGGTCTGCTGGAAGATTGCGAATTGATGGCCCAAGAAAGGGTCATAGAACATGGAACCACCTCAGGATTAGGTAGTGAAGTGGTTGAGGCACTGGTACTAAACTTGCTCGAAAACCAAAAGAAACTGGACCCTGATTTCGAACGCACCCTTCGGGAAAATCTCTGGGATTTATATGACTCTTGATGTCAATATGGATGATTTCTGGTTGCATGAAGAAACTAAGCATGAAATCCTACTTATGCGAGCCCGTAAAAAGGTTTGCTCTTATAATCAGATTATACCATCCGAGGATTTCACCACAGATAGCTACTTAGTTTTTCTGGAGTACGCTTCACCGAAGGAGATGTCTGAGGACATAATCTTTGAGTCAACCTTCCATAAAATTAATTTACAAGAAAATGCATAACACCAAAACCAAACAAGCACAACAATTTCTCTATTCCTATATGGATGTGGAGAAGGATTTGCAACAACCGAAAGTCTTAATTCATATACTCAATAAACTTATCGACCAATACTCTTCTTCACTTCCCCCTGATTCTAACATGGACGAGTTTTACGCCATGGTGTATGGTTCTATAGAAAGTGTAGTTTATGTTGACGAGATTTTGGACCTTATTAGGGAACTTGAAAAACTGTTACCGGACTTAAAATACTTTGGAAATCTAGACTGACTTGGTCATATTCTTACTTTTATTGGGAATGTTTAATGTTTCCACATCTCTATGAAAAACTACCAGCTACTATTTCTGAGCCATGGGATGGATATTGGTTTTGGCGTTCACTAAACTTTTCTGATAAGATATTTGACGAGGAACTATGAACTTCTTTGATAAACTCTCCTACGGGTTATACTGGTTCCATGTTTGCTTAAAAGAGTGGCATGACGCTGTAATTATTGGCTATTACGATGAAGACGAACAACCCTCCTGGGACTTTTTCTGTCACATAAACTGCAACTATCCACTTACTTATAGAATGACTATGGGTGAAAGTAAAATGACCAACAATGACCGAACCATGCCAAACCCCATTCAACTAACTCGAATGATTTTCGACCATTGGTTGACCTGGTATTCGGTCCCGCATGAAACCACCCGTTGGGCTCTCGATTGTGATACTGAGGGTCTTTTCTGGTATGATGGCCACAAAGCGACTTTTTGGTACATGTTGAATGTGAGTTGGTATGTGATGAATGACAAACTCTACGCCTATACAGGGTGCAAAGAACCCTTTGATGATGCTCTAGGGGACTTTGACCCGGAATACTTGGCAGAAAATTACTCCTGACTTAACATGCGTATTAAACACAAGGACATACTATCACGCGGGCGGTGGAGTGTAGGTGATTTACATCTCAATGAAGAACTAGTTGAAGAATTAAATTTCAGTATAGGCAAAACTTTCGACACTTCGAAACGAGCCCATTCTTATGCCAAGAGCCTCCTCCTCAAGAACCCTAACCATACCATCATCCTGACTGCCATCAAGTCTTTTAAATTCGATGGTAAATACCTAGCTTATACAAAGAAAGAGTGGATTGTGACCTTGAAAGGTGGCAAAGTAAAGTTTAAAAGCAATGGTTTCTATTTTAGCTGATTACCAAAACTAAACGGGCGGTTGACCGCCATAGACTCCAGGAGACAGTCAGTGTAGGATGACCTTGGATTTGACCCCCCCCTTTTTTTTTTACAAACCAGTACCCCAAAAGTCAATGACCCAACAGTTCCCCAACGACAACCTAGACGAGCTTCTGGGATTTGACCCCCTCCAAGAAGCTGAAATCATGACAGGCCGCAGCTACAAACATGATATAGCAACTTCCAGTATTGGACTTCTTTTGGCAGTTGACAACAATCAAAAGAAAAAAGAACTACTGAAGGCTAACGAAGACTCTTATTATGGGATGGAGTTTGCTGAATTTGTTGTTTTAATGGATAGTATGGGGTTCAAATCGGTTGCCAGTGGATTCATTCCAAATAGTGAAGACGAATGGTTTATTGACTGGAAGGACGGTATTTTGGTGGTTTATGATTCTTTTAGAGGATCTCTAAATGGTGCCAAAGCATTCTTTAACTATTTGCCAGCTAGTGACAATTCATATAGGGGTGGCTTTAGTGGTACTGCAGTTGAAGGGCCGAACGGTAAAAACGTCTGGTGCGGAGACTTTGATGCTAGGGAGGGTTTTAAACACCGTCTTGACAACTACAGGGATACGGGGATTTTCATGAAAAAATGGATCAGACAACCTTTCCTTTGGTTGCTCCACTACGGGGACACGAAAGTTGCTGGATATGACTTTGATGAAATTAACCAACAAAGAATCGCCATGTTTCCTACAGAAGTTCAAGAAGCTATTTGTGGTGAGGGCGGTTAACCGAACCTAAACCTTCGGTTTAGATCACCCCTACCTCTGATAGAAGTAAATTCCAGTATCTTGACCTTCGACCCCCACCAATGAATACAAAAATCATTTCAGCTTTTCCAGGAACTGGAAAAAGTGTTTATTTTCAGAAGAACCCACAAAAAACATTAGATAGTGATTCATCTAATTGGAGTTGGACTCATGAAGGCACCAATCGTGTCAGGCACCCGGACTTCCCCCAGAATTACATTAGTCACATTAAAGAGAATATGGGTAGATATGATGTAATTTTGGTGTCTTCACATGCAGAAGTACGCGAAGCACTGTTGGATAATAAAATTTTCTTTTACTTGGTGTACCCAGACTCAACAAGAAAAGAAGAATTCCTAGAGCGTTACCGTAATAGGGGGGAACCCTGATAGATTTATTCAACTTGTTTCTGACAATTGGGATAATTGGATGAAGGAAGTGGAAAAACCACAGCATGGTTATGAGTTTATTAGGATGACCCATGGCAATTTAGAAGATGTAATTAGAAACCTAGTCTGAAAGGCGGTTAACCGAACCTAAACCCCCGGTTTAGACCCTTGTTTCTGCCTCGCAGAAATGCTATACTTAGTTCATGGAAAGACCCCCCAATGACTCAGAACCTACCCCGGCTCTACAAAGTAGAGCGTTACACATTTGATTTTGTACTAGCTGAGAGCGTTGACGAAGCTGAGTCTGTTGTACCACTACTCAGGTTGGAGTTCGACGAAACTGTTACCGAAATCACTGAGATGCCCCCCAAGCAGCAGGGTTACTTATGGAACCCCATGGTTGCCAAAACTAAGGAGTGGGCGGATCATAGTTGCGGTGAATGGCTCAAACAGACGGCAGCGCGGCGTGAGCAGGAAGAGAGAAAGACTCGCCTCAGAGATGCCGCTATGGCCAAACTCTCCATGGAAGAGCAAGCCGCAATCCTTGAATGGGTGAATGACACTAGGGGGTTTCCCGGGTCGTGAACGAATTTGCATGGTTGGTCCCCCACTGTCCAGACTTCTACTTCATGCCATCCCTTTTCTACCATCAACTATTCAAAGAATGGGACGACAGTAGCTGGAATTGCCCTGCTTATTGGAACAAAAGGGGTATCCCCCTAATAGCTTGCTACGAAACGGAAGACGAAGTCGAAGCCCAATGCTGGATTAGCAAACGGCAGGGTAAATGGGACCGGGAGTGCTATATTAAACCACCGGGTTCAACCTGCAGTCTTTGGACCGAAGCACTCAATGCTACTCGCAGACAAGCTGACGAAACTCATCTATTGAGATTCCTTTTAGTTTCTCATCTTTCCTGATAATCAAGCAATTATGAAACTCCAAAGTTAGTGGAATCTTGGACGCAACATCCGGGTAGAAAACGAGAATGAGGCAAGTTGGGTTACGCTAATCCGGGACGATCTATCCCAATTGACTTATTCCGATGAAGCTTTTTCGTCAGGGTGCCTTACACTGTTTTCCTGGATGCCCCTTAAGGCTTTTTCGCCCCGAATGGTTCGCACAGGGCCCTCTCCCTTAATACGTCAAGTTTTCGAGAGACCTTTCCGGTTGCCTTTCTGGTTGCCTTTCTGGTAGTTTACCGGTAGTTTACCGGTAGTTCCTATGACTTTTACAGGGCGGTTTTCTACCCTTGTCTCCACCACGAAAGGTGCTACACTAGCTAAGCAACTACAAATCTAGCATGGACCCCAACCGTAACTCACTCGAAACTATCCTTGCCCTACCTACTCCTCGCCTACTTGCGGCATACAGGTCCGAAAGAAGCCAAAACCACTTCTACGTGGAAGATTGGGTCTGGTCTTGTGATTGTTCGAAATGTGTGAATATTCGCGCACACAGGCAAGAAGTAGAAAAAAGATTAGCCCCAATGAGGGAGGAACTGGCTCGGCGTGAGCACCTTATCCGAAATTGACCTTCTCTTTCAATAAAAACGAATAACTGATCGTAAACAATCATAGCAGCAATGACATTTAAAGTTTTTACAGTCGAATACCGAGTTGGTGTAGTTTGTTATGATGCACCACCCCAAGTAGTATGCACAAGTATGGACGATTTAATATCTTTTTGCAGTCTTTTGGAGAGAGATAAAGACGTAATTGAGTATAAAATTACCTCTTGTGGTGTTACTTTCAGTAAAAAAACTTTAGATGCTGAGTATTTGATGACCAAACTTGTAGAAAAGTTCAATTGGAATTATGAAATGCCAGTGGTTCCATTCGTTTTTAAGGGTGATTAAATGTTGTAGACAAACTTCCAGATTCGGCATATTCTTGAAATCAACTAGCTCGTCGTGAGCATCTGCCCCGTAATTGACCCCCCCCCAATAAAATGACTGATCGTAAACAAGTTAATGAATTTAGAACCGTTATGGGGGAATATCACTCCTATGACATTTCCGTTTTTATCGAAGATCTCCGGAACCTTCAATCAGAAGGGTGGGAAAGAATTGAACTAGAAGAGGAAAGGGGCCATGATCGTGATTATTATACCGTCAGGGTAACTAAAACCCGCCCAGAAACTGACTCCGAATATAACGCCCGCATCGACAAAGAAAATGAGTGGAAAGAGAGTCGCAGGATGGCTTATGAGCAACTTAAGAAGGAGTTTGGATAACGGGGTAATGAGTGAGCCTGATTCAAAATAGATAGGTAATTATATGCCACATAAGATGGCAAGAACCTAAACTACCATCGTTCATCCACTATTTACACAGTGGACGCAAGTAGGACGACGAGAAACGCAATCGCCGCCCGAAGGAACGGGACTCATGATTTCACCCTAGAGGAAAAAAAAAAAATGTCTAAAGCAGTCTATCGCGGTGTCGCTTATGATACCGATGTTGCAAAACAAGAGTACGCAGATTGGTATAACCAAACTCATCGCCCTTGCATAAATTCGGAGGTGGCAAAATGAATATTTCTTTTGTTATCTACCTAAAGAAAAAATCAAAGAAGGAAAAACTTCTCCATATTGCACAACTGAACATGGCAAAACAACCACAAGACTGACTTTTCTGTGGACGCTTGGCCAACTGGCACACTGTTCTACGTGGGTAGGGCAATTTGTGTTATAGTGACTATTCAATTCACCCCTCACTCAATCAACCTATAACAAAATGAAAACCATCTACATTTTAACTCAAGGCGAATATAGCGACTATCACATTATCGCAACATATTCTACTCGTGAACTTGCAGAAGAAGCGCAGAGGCTATGTCTTTGTTCTGAGATCGAGGAATACGAATTGGACGCACTAGAAATTCCCGAGCATCCCCCGGGTCATTTTGCATGGCTTGTGAACATCAACGCAAAAACTAATACCATTAATTTCACGGCTCAACAAATTTCCCTTGGTGTTTATTTTGAACCAAATGAAAAGTATTATGATAATGTTGTGTATTCTTGCTTTTTAGTATACTGTTGGGCACGGGACAAAGAACACGCAGAGAAAATTGCCCTAGATAAGTATTATCAGTGGAAATGGAATCAAGAAAATGAGGTGGCACAATGAACGTACGAAATAAAGGTTTTGAAGTAAAAGTTGATGATTATGATTGTACGACAACCATTTCTTGGAAATGAGTTCGGTAAACCGCCTTACCCTGCCAGTAAAAACCACCTATACTACAACCATGGAAAACTTGCGCCACTACTTGATTGACTGGCTTAACGAGCGGGGTTACAATGCCCTGGACGAGCTGGCCGAGTATGACATTCGTGTTACTCGCGATGAAAGGTATCCGAACCTCTTCAACCTGAAGTACGGCACGATTATGGCTGACAAGGCGAACCCCCTAGTATGTGCCTGCCGTGGTGCGGTTGTCGAGCGTGTTGATAACGATGGTGACCACTCGCCGTACTATCGCCTGGTTGCATATGCGTTCGATCGCTTCTTTAACATTGGTGAGGGACACTGTCACGAACTAGATTGGTCTCGCACCAAGGTTTATGAGAAATTTTCCGGCTCCTTAATTAAATTGTTTGAGTATAGGGGGCAATGGCTCGTTTCAACTTCTGGTTCAGTAGCAGGGGATGGCCTAGTAGGAAAAACTGAAAAAACCTTTGATGAGTTATTCTGGGATGTATTCGAGAAAGTAGGGTACTTAAAGGAATGCCTAGACCCGTCAATTTGCTACATCTTTGAATTGTGCCACCTAGATAATAAAGATGTTATTAACTACGATGCGTCCAAACTTCCCTTACTAGCAGTACGAGACCGAGATCGGGACTTCGAAGAGTGTGATCTGGAAGAGTTTGGGTGGTATGGCTATGTGGTGGCCCCATCTTACGAATTCAGTGACCTTGACTCTGTACTTACCAAAGTTGAAAAGCGAGATTCAAATCATGAAGGTTATGTATTGTTTGACGGGGTTGGAAGGGTTAAGATTAAGTCTAGGTTATACTGCCAACTACACCGGGCATGGAACAATGGCGAGCCTGACTTTTCGGAATTGTTTCTTAATGACGATCTAGATGAGTTCCTATTGCACTTCCCGGAATATAGAGACAAGTTTTCGATTTATCTAGACTCTGCTATCCCTGCGATGCAATCTTTATGTGAGTTGATGCTTCTTAAGTATGGAGCCTTAACGCAAAAGGAATTCGCCATTGCAATTCTCAAAGATGCCCCCTCAGTATCGGCAGCTTGTTTCGCGATACGCTCCGGCAGGTACCCTACCTTCCGGCAGTGGCTAGCAGACCTACGACCCCAACAACTTGACAAACTGCTTGGGATCCGGTAGGATGGCCCTGGATTGGTGACTTCGGGTTGATGACTCCGGATTGATGCCCAGATTCCCCAACCCCACTACAAAAACAACCCCCCAACAAAATGTCAATGTCAACCTACGTCAAAGGCTACCGTTCCCCTGACGATGCAGAGCATCAAAAACACCTCAAAGTTCTAAAAGTTTGCCGCGAAGTCGGGGGTGTCCTTGCCGGAAGAAACTTCGGATTATTTCGACGGTATCAGACCCGAGTGTATCGACCCAGATAGTACCCTGGAAGTAAAAATCCCGGTCCATGAAGTTGTCCCTTACCCTGGTTCCAAAGGCTATGAGATCATCCTTTCGGAGATTCCCCAAGGTGTTCATAAAATTCGATTTCAACATAGTTGGTAAATTCCTTCCTTCTTTTACGAACAGCATAAGCCCGATGAACCCCCAACTCTTTGATAAAATCACCAATATCCAATCCTGGGGGCTTAACCGGGCTTCAAGGGAGTTTAAGGGAGCCATGGAAACTCGCTGTGATAGAAGAAGCAGGGAGGTTCCTTATTATCTTTGGGGGAAATGGGCCCTAAAAGAATCCTTTGAGTCGGGGGCCGTTTTTGCACTCAGCCAAGGGAAATTTCTATCCCAAGCACAATTAGAGCAATACCTCAGCCTCAAAGACCAGTTTGATGATTCAACTTTAAGCAATGATGGGGACTTTGACTTATATAATATAAAGCCTGAAGTTAAAAGCATTGACTTGAAAACCGCCATAAAAGCCTTCTTAAGGAACGCACACCCTGATCTTAGACTTTTTGGGGTCATCCGATTGTGGTATGGGTGGGCCTTAATGAAGGCATATAAGGACGGAGCAATTTTCGCAATCAGTGAAGGTCAATTTAATTCTTGGATGGACTTCTATGAACGAAATAATGATTACGTCAGGTTTATGTCCCTTAGAGAGAAAGTTTCTGGTGAACCTTGCCCAAAGGGTTTAATGCTTTTCCAGAGCGTAGCTGGATTTGAGATTAGGAAGCCTTTGGGTTGACTCACCGGTTTCTAATCTCACTAACAACCCCCTACAAAATGTCAATGCCAACATACGTCTACGGCTATGGCCCCACTGAATCAGTCTGAAAATTACTCTACTCTACCCCCCAAAAAAATGTACGAAATCACATTCACAAACGCCCACCTCGGAAATAAAGTCATCGAATGTGACTACCGGGTAGTGATGGGCGCCATCCCTGCAAAAGGAAGCACGTTAACTCTGGATCAAAAACACTATCGTGTCGGTGATGCACATTGGAATATTGGCTTTACGAAGTTCAAGATGGAGGCAAACATCACCGTGACAATCGAGTTGTTCCCCTTGGATTGACTCCCCGATTTCTAACCCTCAATAAAATGGCAAAGTCTCCACATTATGTTAACGCCCAGGGTCAAGAAATTGACTTCACAGTTCAAGTGGCTACTCGTCCGAACCTTCGAGACAGTATTTCATACATGTTTCAATACCGTGGAATGAACATCCTTAAGCAGATGTTTGACAAATGCGAAGTGGATCTCACCGTAGAAGAATTCGACCTTGAGTACCCCGAGCGGTGGGCAAACTTGCTAGAACTGAGGGCTATTCCTGAGCGAATGGTAGTATGTTTCCCCAATCTTAAATCGGTATTCATTCAAACCCACTCTGTTTACCTTATTCAGAGTGTCCATAATGGTCACGTATTCGTTGAGAAATTGATGGATGAAGATGGTAAAGAGGTAATCTACGATGAGGGAGACCCCAAAGACTTGACAAAACGATATTGCCCACCCAATCGTGAGTTTAAGGGATTGTTGGTAGCCACTCCTAGTTCTTTTCAACACATAGCATAAATGGCTGAAATCAAAGTAGTCAATAAGAAAAGCATTAGCGGAAGACCCTTAGCACCACCTAAAGGTACCGTTAGAGCGGCAATAAATCGCAGCACATCTTTGGGGAACCCTTTCGTAATGGCCGACTATAGCCAAGCAGAAAGGGACCGGGTGTGTGATGCTTATGAGCAATGGTTGCCACCTAAATTGTTACAGAAAGAGGCAGAATTAGCCCAATTCCAGCAGTTGCTTGCAATTGCTAGAAATCCCGAAGTTCAAACACTAGAGCTAATCTGCCATTGCGCCCCGAAGCGTTGTCATGGAGATACCATAAAGCGTCTACTTAAGGGTCGATTGGGTGATAGGCACGGGGATTGAACTATTTGGACACAAGACGAACATCTTACTCAGGCGAGAGTTAGCCTATACCCCATTCGTCCCAACAGCAATTAACCCAATAGCAAGGGGTAAAATCTAAGCAGTAAAATCCCCTTAAACCAAAACTACTACGAAACAAAATGACGATACAAAATATGAAATACTCAAGGACTTATCTCCTTGAAGTTCAAGACGAACTAATGAAGCTAACCGACACTAAGCTTCTAATTAATGCTATTAGGGTAATACAATCCAGATTTAAACTCCTTGCCCAGTACAAAGAGAAGCTTGATGCCTTCACCGAAGCAATGGGGAGTGATAACTACCCTAATGCAATGAGGAGTCTTAAAAAGCTATTCAAAGAATTTCAAGATGCCAAGGACCTGATTGAAGAGATTAGGGTAATTTCCGGGGCCAGGCACACTCAAAGTATCACCAGAATCGTCCGAAGTCGCTTCATAGGGGAATATCCAGATTGGCTAGAAGTTCCATCACCGTCTTGGAAAGGAAAAGAAAAAACATCTAGCAAGATCTGGCACAAGAATAGCAAAGACGCATATAAAAAGATGCTTGTTTGGCTCGATGATAACCCTGACGATAAAGAAAAAATTATGGAAGAAGCCCGTTTGACTTATCTCTGCGGGTCGGCTACTACTTTTATTTCCTCTTGTGAGAGGCTATACTTGTTGGCTAAAATGGTAGAGTTTGGCGAGATTGAAGCTCAATATAACAGGATGAAAAAATTAGGCGGGGACCCCAACAAGACCTTTAATTATAGGTCAGCCAGAGTTTTGAGACTTAGGGATGATGATGATGATGATGATGCCGGTAGTGATGATGACGATATCGAGGAAGATACCGATGGGGACGATGGCTGGTTCGGTACCGGTGGTGATGATGATGATGATGATGATGACGATGATGATGACATCGAGGATGATACCGATGGCAACGATGACGACGATGACGACGATAATGACGAAGATTGACAACTACTGAATTCACATACCCGAAAGCAAAATGAGAGTAAAAATTATTACAAAAGATTTCGGAATCATCGCAACAAGACACGAGCCTTATTCCAGGGAGAGGTACGAAGTCTTAACCACAGAGCTGGAAGAGCTAGGGGATGGATGCCATAAGGAAGATAATTCCTATACCTTACAGGATGAAAAAGGTAATGCAATTGTGCTGAATCCGTTTATCCTCCGGAATTCAATCTACATGGTAGAACTACAGCCTGCGGATTTGACGAACCTTGTTCATCCCAAATAGAAGTGGCTAGGGGGAGTTTGGCCAGGGTGGCATGTTCGGTTTTCACCACTAGTCATTTGCCTTAGGGTCTCCTATACTAGGTGTGAGTCCATACCCCCTCAGCTACCCTACACTCAATCAAAATGTCACTCGAAGGAGATTTAATTAGGTTCTCCAAACAATTGGAGGAAAGACAAGACAAAGCCTACGATCTTTGGACGTGGCTACCTTCCTGTAAAGCCGCTCAAGGTTGCTTAGGGGATTACTATTCGGAAGTAATGCCAGATATGGCAACCATAATGGAAGAAGCTTGTTGTTACATAGGTGACCTCAAAGCTGGGCGACCCCTGGAAAATGAAATCTACGGGTGCCCATGCCAAGGCGATTGCCTTAAAGTTAATGACATCGGGAATGTTACCAATGGTGATGTTGCCGAAACTTGAACCAGTCATTGTGATACCAATACAAAAGATAACGCCTGAAATCGCATCCAAACTAGACATGCGACCGGGTGGATGGTTTCGGAATCTGTTGTTATGGAATTGTTACAAAGCAAGGCCCTTGGCTTTTGATCGTTGCACAGACCATCAGGAAGTTGTGGCCAAAGGGTTGTTGCCTGAGGAACTGATTTTAGGGGATCGCATAGACTTGGACTCTTTCTAGTTACCAACATGTTTGAAAAATTAAAACAAAAATTCAGCGAGTGGCTCGAAGACACTGCCCATTGGCTAAAGACAGGGGGGGTCCACGATCCGTTGTTACAATGACGGGATCACCACAAAGTTTACATTGATGAATGGGGTGGCACACGGGTAGATTCACTGGAAATTTTTAGAACTAAAAGAGGTCGTGAAGACCTTGGGTCGATGTCAAGACTTGCAATAAGTTTGGGTCTGCGGTCGGCCCCAGAAAGTAAAAGAGGGGGCAGGGCGGTTAACCGACCTTGCCATAGGTCTACAATACCGCTATACTTATTTGGATACTCCCGACTTTTCTGATCGCTAACAATGACTGACCGTAAACAAGTTACAGAAAATAACGAAGAGCAAACACATGTTTACTTTGTAAACACCGATGACCCTCCACTAAAGACGAAACATATATGCTACTTTACTAAAAGTGACGGCCTAGAATTTGAACTTTTTGAAATTGTTAAGGAGTACTTCCCTCATCCCGACGCACCAGGTTACGCTATGGTGCAATGCTTTAAAGTCTACAGGAGGGACAAACAGAAACTGTCAAGCCATAAGAGTGGACCCCTAATACAAAGTTGGGGCGCGGAAAATACCTTGAAACTGCTGTATCCTGTAATTGACTCGTAAGGTAACTAAAGGCAAACAATTTCCCACGCTCCGAAAAGAGATGAGGGTGAATGGTGGGATCGGTGGACTTGGCAGTTGAATCCTTCTTCGAACCTTGCGAGAAAACACCATGAGTCGAAATGGTTTGGATTCCATACGATGGAAGAGGCACTGGAAGACTTGGCCACATATCTAGAGAATTACTATGATTACTTTCGGGTTGAAGGGGGAAGATGAGCCAGAAGACGAAATTGATGTTAGCGTTATTTTAGACGATATATACAAATTAGACGTTGAATAAATACCCCAACTCTTCTCGTTGCGATGTGGGGCGGTTAACCGCCCTTTTCTTAGCAAAGAAAAAGCCCTATACTTGGGGGGACTCCGAAGAAAAAGCCCCGATTATCGTGGACAAGGGCTCCCGACAACACCAACCCAAACCAATGACCGTAAATCTAAAAGCCATTCACCTTGTTAATGAGGGGAGCTACCTTGTTACTAGGGACTATCACAGCCTGGAAGTAGACGGGGTCCCAGTAAGTGCAAATACTTTCGTTGTTTCAGACCCATTAAGCATCAAAAGCGTCCGAAAAATCCCTGGCGTAATCTCACATTACGTGGATGAACAGGGGGAGATCAAATCTGTTGAATCCTATACGTCGGAAAAGAGTTCGCTTTTAGTCGGAGCTACAGAAGACAGCGAATACAGCGATTGTTATTCTTTCTCGGATCTTGACCAGGAGTTCTCCTATAGACGTTTCCTCAAAACCTGGACTCCAGTTTATACTGAGGACAAATTCGATAGAGAATCTGTAACACTTGAACTGACCGAAGTTAGAACGAACTCTGGTGACCCCGACATCCGGTCCCTATGGAACGCACCCGGAATGGTCTCTAAGGCACACCTATACTCTCTAGATCGCCTTGCAATTTCGGTTCGAGAATTTAAGGCTTATTGTGAAACCCACGGGTTAACCTACACACTGGGTGGAGCTACCTCATCAGGAATTCGATTTGCACAAATCGATGGTATTTACCTGGGGTTTAATGACATGGATTATTCTCGTGCCTATGCTTTCATCGGTACGTTAGAGCAGTGCAAGCAAGAAAAAGAACGGATTCAAAAGCGAGTTGAAACCGAAGTAAAACTGTTTATCGCAAAGCACCGGACTAAGCCAAATCTGAAAAATGCTGGAGAAGTGCTTAGTGACCTGGATGATATTTATAGGGCGGTGTCGGGTATTTCACCTGTGAAAACTTCTCGTTCTGCTTACACTTCTGCTCTTGGCAAAATCGCAGCGTTAAGGGAAGAAGTCCGCCAGGAACTATTGGCGTGAGAGCGGTTAACCGGCCTAGCCGGTTCGGTTCGCACCCTTGTTTTTACATGGCGAAAATGCTAGGTTTACCGCGTAAACCCCACCAAAACAAACACTGAAGGACAAACAATGAAAATCTCTGACATTGCTATCGAATCTAGTATTAGGGATAAAATTCTCTATTGGACACATTTTGGAACATACATACGCAACTATAGGACTTCTAAAACTCACTCTCAAAAAATAAATCAACTTCTGGATGATCCTGATACGGGCCTTATTTTGGAGCGGGGTTATAATGGTAGAGTGGTCTACACAATCCTGTTAGGGGACTTAAGGCTTTGGGTTGGTACTTTTCCGTTCGCCTATGGTTACACTTGGGAGGATATTAATTTCGACCTCAATTACGATTGGCACAGTAGGCGCTTGCCAGACCGTGCAACAGTGTTCCGGTTGCGTCAGGTTGTGGAAGCTGCTAAGGCTAGCCAGGCATAAACCCTGAGAAAACGTGCTATGATGACTGCATCATCCCACCACATCACCATCGCCCAATGACCAACATCCTGATTTCCATCCCCGACTATAAAACGGAAGCCGACCTAGAAGCACTTTGGTTGGGTATTCCCGAGGAAACCCGAAACAAAATCGAAAAGTTACCGCCAGGCATCCGCGATTCGTTCCTAGAATTAGCCCAATCTTACGCTCTATCTGCATACAAACTAGGCGGAATTCGTCAAAGACGGGACTGTCATAGGGCACTTATGATGGTAGCGGATGTAGTCCAGCCGGATGGCAACTTGGGTGCATTTATTGACCCCATTTACGGTGGGCTAGGGCCCGCCCAAGCCTAATGCCGTTTAGCAGCAACATCCATAACGCGCTATGATGATTGCAACATCCTGATTCCAGTCACCGATCCAAAAGCGTGCTACACTGATCTCGTTAGCATCCCTTTACCTCTCAACAACCACCAAACCACAAATGGCCACATTCACATCTGAAGGAACAATCGAAATTGATCTCGTTGAGTTTTGGAACTGGGTTGGCAATGAGCATTACGCTGTTCCCCGGGGCTCTGTGGTCCGTTATGGGGTCCCCCGCGTCAACAAAGATAACATGACTTTGGACATTGACTTTGCGGCTTCTACCGTCGGCAATCCAGCTGATTGGATTCAGAAACCGAAGGCCGTGACACAATGGAATGAGCTTGAGGGAGCTTCTACGGAAGTGAAACAAAGCGAATGTTTTGATACAGGTATTGGAACCACCGAAGATGAACCCCAAAAACTTATAAATATTGATCTTCGCGTATCTAAAACCTTTTATGAGGCAGTGAAAATTCTTGCGGAGGAAGAGGGAATCGCTAGATCTGACCTTATCCGAAAAGCCGTATGTCATTACGCCAAGGCCCAAGTGGAGAGAATCAATGCCGCAAAGTCTGAGAAACCCTTAACTTGAATTTTCCCTTCCAATTCGTAAGTACCTACTAGATTAACACCGAAGTCAAATACCGGGCTACAAACCCCCCCCAGAGTCAAACCCCCGAAGTCAACATGGCAAACATCGAACGCAAACTTGCATCTGTCCAACGCATCGCGGAAATTCGCCCCATCCCTAAAGCCGATAGAATCTGTGCCTACCGTGTGAATGGCTGGTGGGTAGTTGACTCTGTGGGGAAATATGAGGTTGGGGATTTAGTAATTTACGCAGAACCCGACTCATTTATTCCTCACGAGTTGGCGCCCTTCCTTTCTAATGGGAAAGAACCCCGTGAGTATAATGGAGTTAAAGGGGAGAAGCTGCGGACTATCCGGCTGAAGGGAACCCTGTCACAAGGTCTACTGTTGCCATTTGCGGAGACACTGAATGGGGGATTCTTCCAAGTTAGGGATGATGAAGGTTGCTTACGTTTTATAAAGGAGGGTGATGACGTAACCGAAATTCTCGGCATTCAGAAATGGGAGGCTCCTGTACCGGCTTGTTTGGCTGGCACTGTAAGAGGCAACTTCCCTAGCTGGATTCCTAGGACTGATCAGTCTAGGGCCCAAAATATTGTGGACGAAATCTTTGAGCGCCACAAGGGGGAAACTTACGAAGTTACCGTGAAGCTGGACGGGTCCTCATGTACTATCTACGTCAAAGACGGTGACATTGGGGTGTGCAGCCGTAACCTTGATCTCAAGGAAACCGAAGGCAATAGTTTCTGGAAGGCTGCTAGGACCCAGGGTATCATCGATGCTATGCTTGCATACAATGGGAAGACTGGTCACAGTATTGCCTTGCAGTCGGAAACCCTTGGAGAAGGCATCCAGGGCAATCAGGAAGGAATCAAGGGACAACGGCTTTTCCTGTTTGATATTTTCGATATCGACAACCAGACCTACATGAAGCCAGGGGCCAGAATGAACATTTTAAATGAGCACTTAGTTCCATTGGGTGCCGATTTGACTCATGCCCCCGTCCTACACCCCGCAATGTGTGTAACTGATAGTTTTGCCAACCTTGATGAGCTACTGGCGTACGCCGATGGCCCGTCCATGAACCCCAAAGTTAAACGCGAAGGCCTAGTATTTAAGTCCAATGATTCTGAGTTTTCCTTCAAGGCCATTAGTAATGAATGGCTCTTATCCAAGGGGAAGAAGAGTGGCTGATGCCAGTGCCCAAAGGACCCGGTGGCTGATGCCCAAAAGTTTACCCCTGAAATAAAATGCTCCCCCTAATCCGTTACGCAAATTGGCACATTCGCCGCTATAGGCAAAGAAATTCCACTCTGGAACTAACAATTATTTTTGCTTTCCACTGTTTAATTGCTTTTGTCACTTTGTTTCTGGGGGTCATGGCTACTCCTGTGAATTCCGTTCTGGTATCCTACGCTATCACACTCCTTGCCGTTACCTGCTACATTCACTGTCCCATTAGCCATCTGGCCAAAGCTTTTAGAACATACAATTTGGTAATTCGTAATTATAGGAAACAAACCCATGTGGCTATCCTGGCGGTAATCTTCGCCTTGCAGTGTCTGGTAAGTTGGCTCGCAATTTCCATCGGAGTTAGAAAATCTGCAGGTTTTCCATCAGTTGTTGCCATCATACTTGGTATCCTTGGCCTTGCTAACACCTTATATGTCCACCGCCCCATTCGCTACTATTGACCCTTCCATGGAAAAAGACAAACCAGACCACTTAATGCCCCCGTTAACAGCAACCGACAAGATATACTGGAATGGCGCCTTAAGAGACTTCCTGGCCATTTGGCCAATGACTGAGGATGATACCGCTCATCTTACAGCATCTATCGAGGGGACACATTCTGTATCGACGGGGCGTATTGCAACAGTGGTCATGGGAGACACGCCAATTGGTTCATCCTTTGTGGCCTTTCTAAAAGGTTATGTTTGCGGACGTACCAAACAAGTGGCCAATGATGGGGGCCGAAACTCTCAATAAACATCCTTCCTAGGCTCATAGAACACTAATGCCCCCACCATTGTTCTCCCCCAGACATCCACAACCCTTCACTAAAACATCCGACACCCAACTACAAAATGATTCATCACCCATATTCACATACCGCAATGACTAAACCATTGGCCTACAACTATCCCCCCGGAACCACACCGGGAGCAATCGAAGCTTTCCGCACCATGTGCGGACAAACTCCCGAAGATGATATTCGTTTGGGTACGACCTTTGAGATTTTCCTGAAGGGGTATGTGTGCGGAAGAAATTTATCTGGGAATTTAGACCATCAAGTAAGAGATAGTGATGGTATACGGGATGAAATCAACGACTTGACCCAAAGGATTGAAGACTTGGAAAGATTCAAAGAAGCTACGGTGAGTTATGATTCCCATGGCAATTATGCCAGACTTGTTGGTTGATACCGTAATTAATTACCATGCAAACAAATAAACCACAACAACCATGATCGACTCCATCCCGCCAACAACATTCGATACTCGAACAGATACCATTAGGTATCCGGACGGCGTTGAAGAAACCTTAGTCCAATACCAAAAACGCAAGCACCAATTTGAGTATATCCGAAGCCTTCAAAATGCTTTGGAAGGAATGAAGGTCCTATATCAGAACCCTGGTTGCCTTACCGAAAGGGAGTATAAAGCAGCGAAGGATGCCATCCAAGAGCAATTTGACTATTGGGAAATGAATTTGTTTATCGAATTCGGAGACTAATGATTGTTTCCATAGGCAGATTCTCAGACCAATTCAGTTTCCTGTCAAACTTTTATGAGAGCGTTCTAGAGTACGAGGGGATTAAATACCCCACAGTCGAACACGCCTTTCAAGCAGCTAAGACTCGGGACTCCGAAACACGCCACCAAATCGCAAAGATGCAGACCCCAAGCGAGGCCAAAGCCGCCGGGAACCGTAACGGCATTTTAAAGGACTTTGACCCTATAGGGTGGGAACTTAGAAAAGACAAAGTTATGGAAGAGTTACTACGCATTAAATTTCAGAACCCAGATCTAAAAAACCTCCTAGCACAAACAGGGAACGCAAAGCTAATCGAAGGCAACACTTGGGGAGACACTTATTGGGGTGTTGATGTTGTGACCGGAGTGGGCGCCAACAAGCTTGGGGTCATCCTTGAGGGGATTCGCAGTGAAGCGCACCTTTCGATGGGGATTTGATTGTTTAGACTTTGCCTAGTTCAACCTGAGCCACATAACATGGAACTAAAAGACTTTAACCGAGAATATTCCCTTATTCTGGATGACATTGGTATGAAACCCGATGGGGCAATCGCCAGTCATAACATTGCTGCCAATGTACGAGTCTTGACCGATGATCCCGAAGACGATTCGGATTATGAACTTGTGGGTATAGAGTCGGATCAAATGATTGGATGCGGCTGCAGTTTTGGGGTTACCCTCATCATTCGCAAAGTCAAATAAAGCATATCCACCCCCCCCTATCTCCCATAGCAAAATGACTAAAAAACCAACTGAAAAACTTACGCAGATTTACAAATTTACAGATTTGCCTAATCTTATAGATGATGGTAATGACAGTGACATTGATGAAGTCATTTCTAAACTGCAACAAGCCAAGAGCGAAGGCCATGATAAAATTAACCTTTCTATAACAGTATGGGGCAATGACTACTACATTGGTGATTTGCAATTTACGGCATGGCACTATGCAGAAGAAACGGACGAAGAATTTGAAGCTCGCGTAGCCACATGGCAAGAAGCTGAGAGAATCAAGAGGGAAAACGCCAAGAAGCTAAAAGCTAGTCAAGATGAAAAGGATCGCAAGGAATTTGAACGCCTCAGCCGCAAGTTTGGAGCAAACGGAATCAAATATCGGGAATCCAACTAAATGGTATGTATCGAGAATACAGCTAAGTTCCTCCGAACCCTCAACCAGGGGTAATGGTCGGTTTACCGCCCTTGATTATTAGGGTGGCATACCCTACAATGGTATTGACCCCACGACCACATCACCTGTCTAAAAACACCCCCCCCATCAAAATGAACCCGCAAATCAAAACAATCATTGAGCGACAACTTCAACAACAAGAAGAAAGAATCACTCGCAATCTCCACCTTTCAATTAAAACGATGCGTGAAGCTTGTGATGAGGCTGAAAGGGCAATTAACCGAGACGGTGCTTGTAGTTATTCCATTGAACAAGTTTCTACCGGCCTTACTTGGGGTTTGGCTAGTTCTAATACCTCCGTTCGATCTGCGATGAGTGCCCTTAATAATGTCAATGAATTGAAGTTTGAACTTCTCAACCCTTTAGAAACTACCAACCCACAATGACCCCCACCTCCGCCGCTACTACCGCCACCAACAACATCATCCCAATTCGTACCACCATGCAAGCCCCCGGCGCCTTTTTCGGAACTAACGATGTTTCCGGTTTTGCTTCAGTATTTGTGATTTATGAAGGCAACCGCAAGGCCCAGATTGGTACCCTTCGTCAACTCGTAGCATCCGAACCTGATTCCCCTTCCGGCCTTGGGGCATACCGATGGTTGGCATCGCAGGGTATTGTTGTTAGGGATTGATTGCCGCCCCGTAAATTCCCCCCCCCAAATTGGGCTTACCCCCCCACATCAACTATGCTAACCACAATTGAAAGCAACCTACTCACAATGGCAGACAATGGTGACTTCGACATTATTTGCCACGGGGCCAATTGCTTCCATACGATGGCAAGCGGCATCGCCGGTCAAATTGTGAAGAGGTGGCCAGAAGTTGCTGCCGTCGATAGGCAAACCGAATATGGCACCCGGAGTAAACTAGGGACCTTTTCCGAAGTTGACGTTGTTGGATCTAGCGGCCATAGATTCAAAATTCTAAACGCCTACACCCAATTTACATACGGGCGTGGTAAGGACATATTTGAGTACGGAGCCTTTGAGACTTTTCTCAATAGGTTATATGCTAAGATATGTCGCCAGGGTTTACCCCCTGAAACAAGAATTCCCGTTAAAATCGGATTCCCAATGATTGGGTGTGGTTTGGCAGGGGGAAATCCCGATAGGGTTCTCGCTAGCTTGAACAAGTTTGCCGAAGATTTGGGGGACATGGGGGAGGTGACCGTAGTTAAGTTTTCACCGGCTGTAGTTGGGGGCAAAGCTCCTCCCGATTTAGGGTACTAATCGTAGGTCCCCCCCGCAGGCATTGACTTTTGGGTAATCCATGCTATACTAGCAATGAATGCTTAAACATTGAGTCCCTAGTAACAACCATGAATTTTGAACAAATCTGGAACGAATCCCGAGGTCGATTTACCAAAACCGGAAGGGAAGCTATCCACAGCGCAGAGACGACCGATTGGATTGAAAAAGGCATTAACCTAGCCCTCAATCCTTCCTTCTGGGAAGATATGGCCCGTGAAGCCGTAGAACGTCTCCAAGAAGAAATTGCCGGTGTGGACAACCTGCGCTGATTGCTTCAACTAAGTTACAAACTGCCCAATATTAAGGCCGTCAGTGCCCCACCACCATTCCCCAAGGTTAACTCCTGAAGGCAAAGTTGATACAGCTATTATTTGTATCCGAAACACAAACACAAAACAATCAACTTGAGAGAAGAAAAATGACAACCTTTTTGAACGCACTTGAGAACCAACTGAATACCAACTCCAATGTGACCACGACTGCAAACGGCGCAAAAGCCTATAAGTCCACGGGCCAAAAGAACCTAGACCTTTTCGGTAAAATCGCAGCTTGCCGTGATAATGTTGATGCGGCCATTAAACTCTTTAAGTCAGCCTATGCCGAAGATCCTGAAACTGCGACCCGAATTCTGTTTTGGGCCCGAGACATTAGGGTAGGTCAAGGAGAACGAAAAATCTTCCGGGAAGTCTTCAAGGAGCTGGTTCGCAATAATGCGACCATTGGAGCTAAGCTGGTAGGCCTGATCCCGCAGTACGGTCGCTGGGACGATGTTGTGGCCCTCGAAGGGACGCTAGTTTGGGGCATCGCCCTAGAAGCAATTAAGACTCAGCTTAATACTGACCTGAACACAGAGGTGGGCAACTCAGTGTCACTACTCGCAAAATGGCTACCTTCCATTAACGCCTCTAGCAGAGAGTCCAAGCGGGTTGGCCGCCTTATCGCCAAGGCAATGGGCTTCAATGAGCGCCAGTATCGCAAGGCACTGACTGCGCTTCGCACCCAAATCAACATCGTAGAACAACCAATGTGTGCCCGTGAGTGGGGCTCCATTGATTATAGCAAGTTGCCTTCTCGTGCAGGCTTCATGTATCGGAAAGCTTTTGCTAACCGTGATGGTGCTCGCTACCAGTCTTATCTTGATGCAGTCAAGAAAGGGGAAGCCAAAATCAATGCAGGTACTTTGTACCCGTATGACATCGTTGAGAAGTGTCTCTACAACAACGAATCAAACGATACCCTAGAAGTAATGTGGAAGGCCCTCCCTAACTTCATGGAAGGCAAGGAATTGAATGGACTTGTTGTTGCTGATGTTAGCGGTTCCATGATGGGCCGTCCGATGGCAGTTTCCATCTCTCTGGCTATGTACATCTCAGAGCGTAATACCGGCATTTGGAAGGATAAGTTCCTTACATTCTCAGGTAACCCCTCCCTACAAACTGTGACTGGCAATAGTCTTTCCAGTAAGGTTAGAAACCTAAGCCAAGCAGATTGGGGCGGTAACACTGACATCCAAAAGACGTTTGACCTTATTCTGGATACTGCAGTTCGGAACAACATTCCAGAGTCAGACATGCCCCGCAAGCTCATCATTGTTTCTGACATGCAGTTTGACAACTGTGTTGTCATGGGTGGTAATTACTCAGGTCGCTTTAACTACGGCGGAGCCCGAGTCACTAACTATGAAGCAATTCGAATCAAGTATGCCCAAGCTGGTTATAGCTTGCCTGATGTCATCTTCTGGAATGTCAATTCCTCGGATAATGTCCCAATGAAGGCGCATGATTCCGGTACTGCTCTCGTTAGCGGTTGCTCTCCGTCAATCCTGACTGCAGTTCTTACCGGAAACGCAATCACCCCATTGTCCCTAATGAGAGATGCGGTCTATACCGAGAGGTATGATGCTGTGGGTGCGGTATTCAACTGATGGAAATAGGGACCTTTACAACTACGTTAATATCAGCTCAAGGGCTACTCCTTGGGTTAAAATTAACGGGGCAAATAACCTGGCCATGGCTATCAGTGTTTGGCCCTACTTTAATTGTGATTTTCGGGTTAGGATTGTTCACTCTCGTATTGATCCTAGGGTTAATGGGCGGTAAGTAAGGCAATCCCGTAAGATGGTTCAGCAATCAAACCTTTCTTTGTAACAGAAAAACCAACCATCTTGTTTAAATAAAGTTAGCTTCCCTGGTAGTTCACCAGGGCAACAAAGGGGAATAGTGCAGTGGCAGCACACGTAATTAACGGTTACCTTGAATAAGGTACAGACAGCAATTACAAAAATTCCATTACACGGACGTGACGGAGGTTCGATTCCTTCTTCCCCTATTTTTAACTCAACACAAACAACAAACAATGAAGTCATCTCATCTTTACACTTTGATCGGTGTTGTAGCACTGTGGTTTGTATTGACCTTGACACTAATTCTCAAAGGGAACTATCAAGGTGCTATCGGAACCGGATTGGCCCTTTTCTTTTCCTCATTCGGTACGATGGGTATTGTTGCCCATTTTGAAGGGAGCAGGCGGTAATAGGGAAGAACCTGCCATTTGTCCACGGGTTTCTATCCTTAGTCTCAATAAATCACATAAAATTTAGTAAATGAAACCTCCCTTTATCCATACTCTTAAGTGACTACGGGTGCGCTTGACCTGACCTCAAACCTGTGCTAGACTAGCAACGTCCGTGGTACCACCCAATGAAACCCCTTAAAAAATTCTATTCAGTTTTCAGTTCAGCTCCTTCAGAACCCATTTTAATAGGACTGCTAGTCTTAGCGCCGCTTTTTGGCTTTTGGGTTAACTCTGCATTTAGAAATTATTGTATAAATAGTAGGGGCACTGCAGTAGTTGCAAAGCCCTTCAGCTATGAGGGGATCAGAGTAAACAGCCAAAACAAGAACTCAATCCCCAATTTAAACTTTCGTAAAACTCTTTCTTGCTTAAGGTAACGTAATAAAAACTATCACGTCAGCCAGCAGGTTCGATAAACTTACCCTTGCCTAACGGGCCAAAACCAGTTAAACTACCAACATGAACACCACCCCAGCACCCAACATGGAAACCACCCCAGCACCCAACATGGACACTATCACACTGTCTATTGATGACTTCAAAAAACTGAATAATGCTGTTAGTCGGTTGTACTGTCTCCAAAACAGCTACCTGCGGGACCATGAAAAGGTAGATAAACTTGGAGAAATCCTTGGTGATTTCAGGGATGCGCTTAGGAAAGCCAATCAAGAAGAGAAAGTTAACTTCGACCGTAAAATGAAGTATTATGAAGATACTGCTGATTCTCTTGGACTTAAGAACACTTGGAGCATTTATTCGGTAGAAGATTTCTCCATGGAGCACCCTTACCCCTCAGCTAAAACCGTATTGTATAAAAAAGGCAGGCATTGGGGGGACCACGATGTAGAAATCCCAATTGATGGCAACACTTGGCAATCCCTCTTTGTGGCAGCAGATGCGGCCATTGAAAAAAGTGATGATAAGCACCACACATTCATTGAAGATTTCTGCCTAGAAGGCGACACATTGGTCTTACGGACCGGAAGCTGATGGCAATGTTCGGTTTTCACCCCTTTACTCCCTGCCTATCCACACTATAATAGGGGAGTGAGGGTTGGCTTGTTCAACAGGCCCAAACCTCACAAGGTGAGGCAGCATTCACTAACGGGTAATGCGAGGTAATTCAAAACTCCCTCAGCTAGCTGGTTCAAACCCAGCAAACTCACCTTGTTGACCTTTAACGGTTAAAAACACCAAACACCAAACACCAAACACCCAAAGCGAAGAGTAGCCAAGTGGTAAGGCAGCGGTAATGCAAAAAGACTATCTAGTGATACCTTAGGTAGTTCAGCAATTACCCAATACGCTAAAGGAACCGCCATACGCAAGTTCGAATCTTGCCTCTTCGATTGTTTGCTCCGGCAAACTGCTTGTTACGTCAAGCATAGATAGTTCAGCGATTTACTAATTTGTATTCTCCAAAACAAAAAACAACTATCTAGTTTAATGCCGGTATAAACCGGAAACCAAGGGACCATAGCTCAACGACAGAGCGCTAAAGAAAGTTATCTTGTCAAAGATACATCAGCAATTAAATTCCTACGTTAAAGGAGAGGTGTAGGTTCAAATCCTGCTGGTCCCATTCACTATATTTATAACTTGGTTAGAGGTTGACACTTGGCAGCAACCATGCTAGAGTGTCACTGACACCAGTTCCAAACAACCCCACAGCAAAATGCCTATCACAACCCTAAAGCGCTGCCAGCACGACTCATGGGGGTGGCTCACTGTAGAAAATTTAGATGTAGAATTTGAAGTGGACCCTGGCTCAGGATTATGCGTCAAATACCGCAATCTACGGGAAAATAAAAATAAGATTGAATTATCCATCGGCATTGAGGATGCCCTCCTAATTAGAGACTCAATCAATCAGTTGTATCCCCCTGATGTTTATCCGGCTAAATGATTGCCAGGTTCTGATCCCGATGGAGTTTCCGACCAATGGCTAATCTTTCCGCTACATTGACAGCAGAGCTTAATCACTTGAGGAAGGACTTGAAATGGCAACGGAAGCAGTTAGAAATGTCAATCATAGACCCTGATTACTTCAAAAGGCATCCCCAATCAGAAGATGAAATGGACGATGAATACAGTCGTTTTTTGCATCAAGTCGAAGCTAACATCAGATATAATAACTTCATAGACGCCTTTGAAAAGGAACTGGAACTAAAATCTCTACCTATAAAAAGAGGGAAAGAAAAAGTTAAGGGTGAGACAGCTGGAAAAATTTTTGACATTAATGATTCTAATAGCCACTATGCGGAGCCCATCAGGCCCCCAAAAACCGGTGACCTTTCATTCAACGAAATTTGCTCCATGGAAAAAGAAATATCATCCAACTCTTGCTAGGCAAATGATGCTAGAGGGGGGGGCAGGACCCTAGTGAGGACTCCGGCAGCCATACCCTGAGAGGCAACCCCCGTCAAACATGCTACAATGGGTCCATGACACACACTCGTTACGCCATCATTGGTGACATCCACTCCCAGTTGCCTCCCCTGGAAGCGGCCCTAGGGCACTGCTTGTCGGAAGGATTGACCCCGATTCTACTGGGGGACCTTTTTGATTCAAGGTGCGAAACCTCAGATTCTGTCGGGGTTTATCATGCAGTGAGGCAAATTCAAAGGGAAATTCCTGGCACTATCATCCTGCAAAGCAATCACCAAAATAAACTGATTCGATGCCTCAAGGGAAACAGGGTCAAGGTTTTCCAAGACTTGCGAACTACCTTAGATGACTTTGAAAAAGGTGGCATTGATTTGGTCGGTGAAGTATTGCCTTGGCTCGATTCGATGCCTTATGGCTTTGTATTTAGGGATGCGGAAGGTACCGAATACCGGTGCGCTCACGCTTGTTTCCCCCGCAGATTGCCTATCCCGAAATATAATGGCACCCACCAAGTAATGTCCAATGCTATTACCCGCAAGGAAATGGATACCATGATTTATGGGCCTTTCTATAAGGTTACCCTGGAAGATGGCAAAGTTACATCTGATCGCCTCCCCTGGTGGTTGGAAGATGATGATAAGGAATGGGTCCGGGTCGCCGGACATTATCACAATGTTTACATCAGCGAGAAAAACATCGTTCTCGACGGTCAAATGGGTGGGTCTTCCCATGGCGAAATCAACCCTGAAGATACCAAACTTTGTCTGTACGATGTGGAAGCCAAGGTGCTCCGGTATTTTGGTCACGATGGCAGGCTCCACCCCTGATATAGACCCGAAATTTTCGGGAGGGGGCGCAAGCCCCCGACCGGGTTTGGGCGCCGTTAGGCGCTACCCAAACCCCATACCCCTGGTCCCATACCTGAGGTTTCATACCCATGGCCGCCTACCCATGGCCCCCAGCAGGCATTGGCAACCCCCCCATACCCCCGCTAAACTACCTTGAGATTGGTTCCCGGTCAGCCTTCACCCCCGGCAAGCATTGACAACCGGGATCAACCCTGCTATAATAACCCAGTAACCAACCCACCAACCTAGCAACCAGCCGAAACCAACCATGACTGCTTTCGCCATCACCAATAACCTTGACTGGACCGTTTCTAATCGTGCCGTCGCATCCATGAATTTCAAGGGGGAGTGGGAAGTTGATCCTTCCACAGTTGCTGTTCACCGTGATGATAATGATTATCGCCTCGGGTATGTTTCCAAAGGCTACGAATCTGTTCAAAACGAAGTCCTTCTAAGTAAGGTTAACCCATTGATTGAGGAAGGTATTCTTACAGTGGAAAACATGGGGCACCTCCAAAATGGAGCCAAAGTATTTATCCAAGCTCGCATTAGTCAAGGATTCCAAGTTATTGGCGAAGACTACAATGCCTTTATTACACTACTAAACGGCCACACAGCCAACGCATCGGTGGCCATCGGTTCATCAGCAGTTCGCGTTATCTGTGCTAATACGTTCACCATGGCCTACAGGGATATTGGTCAAAAATTCCGACATAATAGAGGTGTAAACGAGCTTGTTATTGGGTCTAGTATGGTAATGGATCTCGTCAATGAAGACATGGCACGTTATGCCCAAAACGTAGAAACCATTGCCAATGCCACTTGCACCGGGGCACAATTCACCCGCTTCCTGGAAGCTACCTACAACAAAAAAGAAGGCGATAAGATTCGCAACATTGATAGGCTTAACCACCTTTTCTATAATGGTAAAGGCAACGAGGGGCACACCCTATACGATGCGCTCAACAGCGTGACAGAATTCTCCAGTCACGAAGTCCGTAAGACCAACGACGGTTGCTTTAACTATTCCAATTTTGGCCAAGGTGTAAGCGTTAATCAGCGGGCGATGCAAGTGGCTCTGGAGATGGCGGCTGTCTGAATCCCTTGGGGGGTTGACTTTCGGGTTGGCCCCTTGACTTCGTTTCAGCCTTGTGCGATACTATCTTTGGTAACCTACCAATTAATCAACCAACCCCAAAGACCCATGAAAAAATCAGAACAAATCAAGCTTCAAATCACCCAACTTGAGAGCGAACTTCAGGTGGCAACGGAAGCAGAAAGAGCGGAAGAGCTGTCTCACACCTTGCCAAAGGGGTTCGATAGGGAGTACCTCATGTCGATTTTAGATAATCCAACGGGATTTGACAAAGCCTTATTATGTGAGACTTTCCACTGGTGGACCACTCCCCAAGGTACTAACTTTTGGCATAATGAATATCATAATTATACGCATTATAGAAAGCCCCTATCATATGAAGCAATTATTCAAATCCAGAAGTGGGTCATCTTGTCTTACCGCATTGCCTTTCCTTGAGTTTTGTGGTATGGTGCTACGGCAACCATCACCAACCAACCATCACCAACCAACCCCCCTCCAATGAAAGTAACATTTCGTATTCGGGAAGAAATCACCCGTGAAAACAATCTGAAAATTAGTCGCTTCTATTGTGAAACCAAGTCTTGGTTGTTAGGCTGGAGTAATATGTTCTTCCAATACCTTTATGACGATTTAGACGATGAGTGTTCGCCATTGATTCAGGTTTGTTTTAACACAAAACGAGAAGCTCGCATGGCTATCCTAGAACACTACCGAACCCCCACCACTGAGGTGAGGTACCATTAGCTCCCCATCTTTTTCCCTAGGAAAATCACCCAAACAGTATCATGGATCGTTTGACTGGCATCACTCAAAAAATTCAAGAAACCGAAAGACAACTAGAAACCCTAAGGCAAGACCTGCGCAACTACAAAAAAGTTTCCGATACCCAGGTAGGGGACGTACTTGAAGATGGAAGCATCGTCTTGGTTAAGGGTGACAATCACGCTATTGTCGTTTGCCCCAAGGAAAGAGAGTTTGAGTCTAGTTGGAGTGATATAATGAGTAGGACCTTTGGATTGGCAGACCCAGAATGGTTCATTCCGTCAAAAGATCTTCTGCTCCTAGCACACAAACAAATTCCCTCGTTCTTCGGTGGCAACCGCCGCTATTGGAGTTCATCCGAATTTAATTTCTTGGACGCACATGCAGTGAATGTCGGCCAAAATTATGATGATGTTGTCCCTAAACTTTTTAGATTTAAAGTACGGCCATTCCGTGTCTTGACTTTCTGAAACCCAACTCCTGACCGTAATGGCCAAAAGACTTAACCCTGGCAACAAACGCAAACATTCGTTTCCTACTTAAAGACCAAAAATGCAAATCACATACAAGGCCCCTACCACATCTAAACGCACAGTCGAACTTGACGAGTCCGAGTTGCCATCCCTATATGCTGCAATCCGAGACTGCTTCCTACAACGTCTTAGGACCTTTGGATTGGCGGACCCGTACCTACCCTTCGAAGAGGCAGCGATTGAAGTCTGCCGTAAAGTCGGTGTGGACCCGTCTAATCGCTTCGATGTAGTTGCGTTTTTTGACTGCTTGCTTTTGGGTATGGTGCCCGAAGATTCAGAGCAGGATGGCGATGAGGGTGAATGACACCATGGGCACTCAAATAACTAGCCTAAGGGTAATTGAGGGAGTTACAAAATGCGAAGGCAACTACCCTGATATCCCCTTCCTAATAGTTAATGTAACTTGGAAAATCCCTGAAGGTGACTTTTATTTTGACAGGTTCCTAAGGGATTCACACGATGTTATTGAAGGACTGGCGATTGATGACCCCTCATCTTATAGTGATCCTAGGGGGAACCCACCAAAGTACACAAAGGTTTGGACCCCCCATAACCAAAAATGGGAGTACCTGGAAAAGTTCCAAACTTTTTGGATGAAGGCATGGGTTTCTGATTGCCCTGTAGTTAGGGTGGTGCTAGATGAACTGAGGCATTTTCAGCAAACTGGTGAATTCTCGTCTGTCTATAGGTTCCCCAAAGAATCGACTTTACATACCCATTTGTCTACTTTGTATTCTTTTACGGATTGATCAGGGTAGTATTTAACCGGGAAGTAATCATGTTAAACAATTGGGACAACCTGGGTCACCTATGGAAAACTTAGAAAACTTAGAAGGCACCAACGAAAACCCGGAATGTTGTCGCCGTAGTTTCGGTGCTTCCATCAGAGATACTGCTGCTAGATTGCTGGCCGATCCTACAATTGCCCCCCGCCAAGTTGCAAAGGACAGGTTAGCAATTTGCGAAAGTAATGTTTGCGGGGCATTTAACGAAAGGGGTTCAACTTGTGAGCGATGTGGGTGCTATATGCCACTAAAAACGACAATGGCGAACATGAGGTGCCCAATAGATCATTGGACTGAGTGGAGGCGATCTGATAGTGATAGTGATGGCACCCGATAGTGATGGCAAATAAGTTAAGAAAAACAACACGCCTACACCCAAAGTGAAAATTGAAAGTTTAACGTTTCAAATTACACCGTCTCAGTCTGTAGCGGATTTTATCAATAAACACAAAGAAGTCTGGGAACCATGGCTAAGACAACAGCAAGGGTTCATCAGAAAGCAAATAGATTCAGTTAGGGGCAATCAAGTTACGATTCTGCTATTTTGGGATTCCTTGGCAAACATGGAAAGAGCTTACGGCAAGGTTCAGGAGATTGCTGCCTTGGGTGATGCTACCCGAAAATTTCCCGGATCGTTCAGTTTAATTCATTATTATACTATTTGATTGGTACCGGGTAGTGACCGGCAGCGTTCGGCAACACCCATTGACTTTGCCCAAAAACGTGCTATAATAGGTGTAGATGCCGGGGGTGCTTCCACCCTAAGTCATCTATCGAATGCCATACCCTGGTAGCTCAGTGGAAGAGCAGCGACCTTCTAAGTCGTCGGTCGGGGGTTCAAATCCCTCTCAGGGTGTTGGTTGCTGAGAAGCAGCCATACCAAGTGTTAAACAAAGCTCACAAAAACAAACAAAAATGGCTAATGCTCTGATTCTTGCTAAAGCGGCTGCTCAGCCAACTAAAGCTGCTGCAGATTTGCTCCTTCGGCTAGATGCTGCTGAGACGGGGGTACAAGTTCTAGAGGCTCTTGATCTTTACGATCAGGATGTTGCTGGCTGACTTGATTTAGGTTGGTCGCTGTAGAAGCGATTGACGTTTAGGAAACGCCCCCCTATAATAAAACATAGAGTCCCGTAACTCTAAAGCCAAACGGCAACTTACAATGGCTCTAACAAAGCCAGGGGCGGTTTTTCACCTAATTAAAAACTAATTGGAAACCAACATGGTAAATAACACGGTTATTTAACTCCTGGAAATTCGGGCGTGTGGTGTACGGTAGCACAGGGCCCCTTATGAAGGCCACTCCGGCAGATTACCGGCTAGTTAGGGTTCGACTCCCTACGCGCCTATTTGACAATGGGTAATAATGGCCAGGGTTTGTACTCATTGCATTAACAACCTGCATTAGCAATCTACGCTAACAACCTACGCTAACAACTACAAAAAAAAAATGGCAAACACCGGACTAATAAACAAACTAACTAAAAAATGGTCTCAGCCTGGGGGTATGCCCGGTAAGGGTTACGAACTGGTGAGAGAAGAAAAAGGTCTCAGCCCTTGTGCCCAGA